CACCGCAGGACGCCCTTGTGCTCCCTGAGCAGGTCGCGCACGGCCAGGGCGTTCTTGTCGGCCAGGGAGTCGCCGTAGCTGGTCAGGATGATCTTGAGCGACGGCGTGCGATCGAAGGCCCACGCCGGCCCCCACTGGGAGGCGATCAGCGACTTGCCGTACCGGGCGGGGATGTTCCATATCTGGCGGGGCGCGCGTCCTTCCACTGCGTCGGCGAAGCGCTGGCCGAGCAGGGCGAAGTACGGCCACAGGCGGATCCGGCCACGACTGAGGTGATGGGCCATGGTGGCTGGAGTGAGCCGCCATTCCTCATCCTTCGGCACAGGGGCGAAGGCACGGTCAACGTCTTCGAGCGCCCGGTCGATCGCCCGCGACCAGACCGATTGGTCGGCAAGGGTCAACTGGCAGCCTTGACCGCGGTCAGGTGCCTACGCACAACACCCGGCGCCATCTCCCGTTGGATGTCGCTCAGTTCGAGGTCGCTGAGGATGCGAAGGATTACCTGGGCCAACAGCGCGCCCTCACGCTCGGCCAGCTCGACCTCCCGTGCTGCCAGGCCACAGGCGATGGCCGCTTTGGTGACCTCCACGAGGTGCTTACGCTCGGCTTGGTAGAGCCGCACCCACACGCTGAACCCTTCGCCGTCGGACAGGTCCAGCGGGTCCAGATCGCCAACTAGATCGCTCAGCCAGGCGACATGCCCGGCGGTGCGGTGCACCTCTTCCAAGAGCGCCTGTTGCGGGTCCACGTCCCGCGGGAGGCCCAACGTGGCGACGGATTGCTGGGCCATGGCCTTCCGGGCCGCGGCGACGTGGGAAGGCGTCGAGCCGCCGTGGAACTTGCACCTGCCGATGCCTGCGTGCTCGGTACCCCAGCCGGCCGGCTTGATGCAGGGGTCTCCATCGCGGGTGTGCTTCGCACCACACGTCGGGTAATCCGGTTGGGCCGACATGCCGGGAAGGCTAACGCTCGGACCGGACGCGCTTACGGGCCTCGGCCAAGAGGGCGGCGATCCGGTCCTCTGCAGCTTCGCGTTCGGCGGCAGCTCGTTCGGCCTCGCGACGGCGAGAGACGGCTTCCTCGCTCTGCGGGCTGCGCCGCGGCTTCGGGCGTTCACCCATCGGTGGCACCCGCCATCTCCAGCGCGTCCTCCAGCTCGGACAAGGGCAGTTCAAGGGCATTCTCGTCCACACCCCACTTGGCCCGGCGGCGGCGCATCAGGTCAAGGTACGCCTTGTAAGCGTCGCTCTTGTGCTGGGAGAAACCGAGCCCCTTGCCCCAGTAGTCATTGCGCAGAAGGGACTTGCAGACCCGGCGCCAGCTCGGGGCCTTCCTCGCCGCTTCCAGTTCATAGGGTGCCTCGTCGGGGATGCCAGTGGCGAAGCCACGTTCCTGCCACCACTTGATGTGCAGCAGGATCTTGTCGCGGTAGTGGCGTTCCATAGGAGGCGGCATCGACGAAAGAAGCAATTCGGCAAAGGACCGCCAGGAGTGGCCTTCGGGCTTGGTGATACGGCGGTACCCGTTGATGCTGCCCCATTCCTGCACGTACAGCGCCCCACCATTCGCACCATTGACTCGGGCGACTACGCGTGCCCATGTCTCCGGTTCGATGATGTGGAACAGCCACAGTCCCCGCCGTTGGTCGTCGCCGTACGGCTGGCAGATGCGTTGATGGGCCAACGGGAGCCCGGCTTTGTGCATCAGGTCGTACAGGTGATTGTGCTCGGCCTCGGGGTTCTTCGCGTGCCACGTCCAGATGTCCTCGGTGCGCCAATCGTAAATGGGGTAGACATTCACCACATTCGGCGTGACCACGGTGGTCCATTGCCTGCCATCGCGGCGCACCTTTGACGAGGACGCGATCGTGCGGTACCGGTTGAGGCTTTCGTCGGAACGGATGCCGACGAGGCAGGCCGTCTCTTGGCCGTCGGCGTACCACTCGCCGAAGAGGGGCACGAACTCCTCGAACTCCATGCCGTCGCGGAAGAACGGGAAGAAGGCGGGATCGGTGATCGCGCCCTCGGGAGGCTCCCTGATCCACGACTCAGGAACGGCGGCGTCCCAGCACTTCCACTTCGGTTGGAACACCGACACGGCATTGCGCAGGGCGATCGGCAGGCACACCCAATAGGGGTCGATCACGTCCGAATAGGCAGCTATCTGCCGCTGGGCATGGTCGATCGTGAGCCGGTACTGGCCTTCCAAGTCGATCAGCAACACCCCGAGACGGCGGTCACGACGGCGGGCCTCCCGAGCCGCAAGGTGAAGAAGCACAGTGCTGTCCTTGCCGGCGCTGTACGAAATATAGACGCGCCCGAACATCTCGAATACCCATCGGACTCGTTCCTCAGCCGCGGTGCAAACGTCAATCGGTAAATAGCGTTTGGGCATATCGCCATCCTCGGTGATAAGCGTCGGCGATCTCATCGGCAATGGCATTGGCCCTGGCCTGTACCGCATTGGCTAGGCCGCCCCAAGCCTGCTTTGTCTCGTCCGCGGTGGCACCGTGGGCATAGCAGCACGACGCTTGGCCGATCCAAGCTCGGCGGCCGCTCCACATATGGTCAAGGTTGTGGCGAGCTGCGTGGGGCCAGGTGCGCACCATCTCGTGGCCGACTTCTAGGAAGGTGTCGGCGTCGGCGAGCAGGGCAAGAGAGGCGACGATGCTCTCAGCGCGGACTAGGCGGCGGGCATAGAGGCCAGCGTGCCAATCCTCCCAATCAGCCCACGGCCGAGTCGTCGAGGTCATCCTCCTCCACCTCCCATGCCAGTGAGAACTCCCGATCGGCGAACACGTCAGCCAAGCCACCGATCTGGGAGAGGCGCAATACCTCGTCGGCGTCCATGCCCAGGTTTTTACTGATCTTCGCGTCCGACCAGTTGCGCCGTTTCAGTTCGAGGACAATGTCGGTCATCTTGACCACTTGGTGCTTCCCGCGCGCCCGGTTGTGGCGGATCGTGGCGGCGATGCGGTCGGAGCGGTCGGACGACTCGGCGCGGATACGCACGGCAGGGAGGAAGCCGAGCAGGCTGTCAGCCACTTCGGGGTACTCACGGGCGACACGGTTGCGGTGGAAGCCGTCGACCACCTCAACAGTGCCCGAATCGTCGAGATAGGTCACGACAGGCTGTGTGTAGCCGTCGTGGTCGATGGAGAGACGGAGCAACTCCATCTCGGGAGGTGCCACGGCGTTGGGGTTGTAGTCGTTGGCTTGGACCGTCTCAACGGGCACCCATTCCACGAAATCCACCGGATGGTGGGCCAGCGGCGACACCTCGTGGAGGGCCCGGCGCACGGTGTTCAGCAGCCGCACGCGCTCGCGCTGGTCCTGCACACCCGCGAGGGCGGCGACCAGCGCGGCCAGGGCTCCGTCAACATCGGGCGCCGTCTCCCAGGACGACGGATCGAGCAACGTCATGGATCAATCCTAACCTATGTGAAGTCTCTAGGTCTAGCCCGAGGTTCCTAACCCCGGTGTTTGATCGCGGCCACCGAGTGGGTACAGCCGCGCCGGACCCGGCCCAGACCCCGCCAGGAGGTGCCATGCTGCGCGACGCCGACGGCCTCACCCGCTGCCCTGCCCATCACCCGCAGGTACGCCAGCCCTGGGGCACCCCGCTCGGGTGCGACCACCCACGCGACCACGCGCTGCCCCATCGCGGCGTGCACTACACCTGCGAGGAGTCCACGGATTTCGCCGAGATGGTCGAGTGGGACTACCCGTGGGTCTCCTACCGCATCGAAGATGAGGAGTGGTGGCTGGTGGCCTAAGCCGTCTCGCTCCACGGCGCCAGCCCGCTCGGACGGTACTTGTCGAGATAGGCGAGGCGGATGTTTGTAAAGCCATCCAATCCACCGGGAGGGCACGAGAGCAACTGGAACAGGCCGCAGGCACCGCTGAACCGGTTGACTGCCAATGGGTTGCCACCGCTCTCGCGGCACATGATCTTCTCCATCTCGGCGATGGGCCAGGGGTAGGGAGCAAGTTGCGGGTACCAGCGGGCCACCATCTCTCCGCACGGGACCATGGAAGGGTCGGGGCCGGTCTTGGCGAGCAGGAAGGCGCCGAAGGTCGGGTGACGGGCTGCCAGGCAGACGAACACCTGGAAGGGCGAACCCACACAGTGGAAGTCGTCCAGCTGAGGACTGCCATCGGTGACGAAGCCGTGGCAGTCCACCGGGTGGCCTTCGGGGTCGAGCGCCGTTGGGCAGGCGGGGACGAGCACGGCGGCGGCATTGATGGCGAGGGCTGCCCGGGTGGTGCGGTGGGCGGTTGAGGTGTGAGTGGGCGCGGGTGATTGGGCACACCCGTAGGACAGGACAAGCGCCGCGGCCAGGCCGACAGCGCCGAAGGATCGCCACATGGACGACTCCTTTCGCTTCAGGCTCGACCCTTTTGGACGGGTTGATTCCGAGCCATGGACGGAGGTGGTCTTACAGGTGGACGCTCTCGGCTAGCTGCCGGGGGCGACCGAGGGCTTGGTCCCTAGGCGCCTGCCTTGGCCGCGGAGCGGGCCGTCACGGACGAGGGAGCGTAGCGGGCACAAGCGCGTCGCGGGCGGTCCAGTAGCGCTGGCGCTCCGCTCGCCTGATCGCGTAGCGCTCGCGGTTATACGCCCGGATCGCCTGCTTGCACGGCTCGCACCGACATCCACGCTCGTACGCCGCCGACGTGCCACACGGCTCCAACGGACGACGGGGTCGCGGTGGGGGCGGCTCGGGTCTTACATTGAGCACGAACGTGCCGCCGATGCACCACGGGGCATGACCGCCCGAGCGGGCCCACGGGAAGCCACAGGTACGGCAGGCGGTCATGCCGACAGCCTCCGATGGCGCATCCGGCGCCGCTCCACCTCCATGTCCACGCCTCCCCAGCGGCCCTGGTGCTGGCTGCGGCCGAACTCGGCGCAGGGCTCGCGTACGGGGCAGCGGGCGCAGATCGACTGGGCACGGTCGCGTTCCTCGTTGGTGCCATCGAACCACCAGCGGGTGGGCTTGCCCTTGCAGGCGGCCAGGGCGCGCCAGGGGGCGTCCCCGAAGAACCACGACTGTGTGGTCATTCGCGACGCCAGGTGGAGAAAGTCGGGTCCTGAACTGGCGGGAACGAAGGCCCGAAGGCACCCGGGTCGTACCGTGGAGTACTGGGATCGAATGTGACAACGCGCTCCCCAGAATCGTCACATACGGGAGTCACATCCCATAGTTCCGAACCGTCCCCGACCAGATCGTCCTCGACTGGGTCGTGCGCGGCGGGACAGTCGTGCCCATCTGCGTACGGGAACCCAGCCGGGCACAAGCTCCGCTCAAGCCACCCCTCGACAACGACATGGGCGATCTCGACCGTTGCTTGTCCCGGCCCAGGTCGCAGCATGACCTCGATCGCCTGTAGTTGGTTGATGAGTTCGGCATTCTCGTCCATCAGGCGGAAGCACCGCTCCTGCCAGTATTCGATTTGCGCCGCCCAGTCTTTCTCGGCCTCACGCGTCACTTGCTCAGCCATCACTTACCTCCCCAATCCGTGCTCGGCGAGGAAGTCGGCAAGCGTGATAGGCATGAAGGCAGCCGGCGTTGGCGCAGATGCCCGGACCGCCCGGCTCGGCATCCAGGGACACAAGCTGGAGGTCGCTGTAGGCGTCGCCGTGACGGCATTGCGGCACCCATAGATCCTCGTCCCACCACGCAGGTCGGAAAGCGTGCCACGGACCGCCCGGACGGATGCGTCCCCATGCGACGCTCCCAGCGAACACATCACGGAGGTCGGCCGCCTCAGTCGCCGGCATCACTTGCCTCCCCGATCGTCACGCAGGTACGACCGCATAGCCCCTTCACCGTCAGCCCAACCGTCGTCGCACGCTTGACGCAGTGCCGCCCGCAGCCGCTCGTTCTCGGCTAGCAGCGTGTTGATGTCCGTGATGGCGGTCTTGGCGATGATGAACGCCGCACCCAGCAACGACCCCTCGCCATCGTCCGAGGACAATCGCTGTTCGTACCGCGCCCACTTCTCACGTAGTTCACTCAGTTGCGTCATCGTCACTCACCTCCCTCGTTTCCTTGACATCGCCGCCGGCCATCAAGGTCACAGCGACGAAGAGCCGACGCTTTGCAACGTCTCCGCATTCAGGGCAAATCCTCGGTTCAGGTGCTCCCTCGGCCGTCACCGCGGCCCCCGGTACGGCCTGCCGCCGAGCATCACCACGAGGTGCCCGGCCTTGCGGGCGTCCAACGCGGCGCCGGCCAGGTCATCGCCTCTGGGCGCGGTGAGGCCGCGAGCGATCTCGTTCGGCACCTCGCCGATCACCGAGGACGGGTCGCTGGCCATGGACCCCCACACAATGGCGCCGTCATCTGCCCGCGAGTAGGGATAGAACACGGCGCAGTCGACGTGCACGTTGCCCTGGCGATGGGCCAGGCCCCACGACAGCACCGCCTCGGTCGCTTTGGGGTCGTCCCTCGGTGCGCCGCCCTCCGCGTAGGGGAACGGCTCGTCAGCGGCAACCGTGCGGGTGAACGAATCGAAGCTCACCACCACGGCATCGGCGCCGACGCGGCGGGTGTAGTCGGCCAGCCATTCCCATCCCTGGCCCCATTCGTCCTGGCGGCAGACCCCGAGCACCAGTTGGCGCTTGCCGTTGCGCAGGAAGGCGGCCAAGGGAAGGGCGTCCTGGCCGTGGCTGACCGCCATCACTAGGGAGTTGAGCTGGGCTGTGGACTCCGAGCGCACCTCGGCCGCGGTGGTCACGACTTGGGCCGGGGGACATCGAAGCAGTACACACCGCGACGGCCGAGGGTTGACGAGATGACCGCCAGATCGTGCCCGAAGATCGACGGCGGGTCACACCAGCCGATCTCCTCGGCCGTGTCGACGAGGGCAAGCGCGTCGGTGAGCCACCAGTCGGCTCCGATTCCACCGAGACGGCAGTGGATCCGCATTTCCTCCTCGGACACCGGATCAAGCGCGTTGACGTCGGGCCACGCTCGCTCGCGGAGCAGACGCTTGGCCTCATCGGCCCTGACGAGCCCGTCGCGCTTGGCTAGCCCAAGCGGGTTCGGCAGCGTCTGGTGCATGGCGCCGATCACGGCCTCCAACGCCTCGAAGCGCAGGAGCGTCTCGTAGTCCACCTGGGGTGCAGCCAAGGCGAGGGCGTGGCGCAGGTCGGCCAAGTCCTGCCAGGTGCAGGGCAGATGAACCGTCTGTTCGGTCATGGCCTAATCCTAACAGAATGTAGGAATCAGGGCAAGGGCCAAGTCTCCAATGCCGCCGCGTGGGCCGTGGCGATCTCTGCCCACCGTTCCTCCATCGACCGCAGGTCGGGGGACGCGGCAAGCACCAGAAGGACGGCGCCGAGGAGGGAACCGGCGGCCACCAGGATGCAGGGGGACTCCTCCAGAATGGCGACGGCCCGCGTGTAGTCGCCGTGCACGGCCGCGGTGACGGCAGCCATGGCGCAGTCGTGGGAGTCGCGGCCAAGGTCAGGCATCGGGTGGTTCACGATGATCAACCGATGAAAAACTGTCGCTGAGCAGCACGATCACTACCGCATTCTGGTACTCGCCGCTTTCCCTTCCAGTGGCGAGGGGATCAATGTCCCGGAGCGTCCCATAGCGCACGCCCATAAGCGAGCCATCACCAATGCGTTTGCCATCGATCTCAACCCATTCCTGGAACAACTCAACTCCGGGATCGCCAATCTTGTCGACCTCAAAGCCAGCATTCTTGGTGATCCGCTTCACCCCTACCCGCACAACGCTCACTGGCTCAATCCTCGCTCATGTCGGTCACTGGTGGCCTTTGACGATGCGGTTAACAAGCGAATCGGCGATGCCCGTAAGGCGGGCGATGTAGGCCTGGGAGCGCCACGGGCGCCCGGTCGGGTCCGCGGACGACAGCGACAGGATCAGGGCATCGCGTTCGCCGCGGAGCAACGTCGCCAGGGCGTCCACCTCGCCGAGGGCCACCACGACCGTCTGTAGGGCCGTCTCCCACGCGTCAGCCGGTGCAGAGGCGCTACCGGCGCTCAGGAGGTCACAGACGGCACCTGAGGCAGCACAGGCCCGGTCTACGGCATCGGCGACCTCCTGGGCCACCCTGGCCGTCTCTCGTCGGGTCCTGGGCGGTGCCTCGGGGACGAGGGATGCGCGGCGGCTCACCAGTCGTCGCCTTCTCGTAGCGGCGGCGAATCGCACAGGGGGCACTCCTCCACCGGGCCCGATGCGTGCTCGCCCTGGCCGTGGCCGACGTAGAGCGATTGCTGCTCGTCGCTCATGTCCTCGAACGGCACCACGTCATCATCGCCCGACGATGCCGCGAACAGCGGCACGATCCCGGCCGCCTCGTCGAGCTTGCGGCGCACGGTGTCCTTGGCCCGGCGGAACAGCGGGCCGATGTCGCTTTCGTCTACCTCGAATGCGTCCTGGGCGGTCAGCGTCTCCACCCGGCGCAGGTCATCCGAGCCCGGCTTGACCTCAACGTGGTTGACCTTGGTGACGAGCGTGCGCAGGACCAGGAAGACCTCGTCGCCGTGGTGGTGGGGCACCTTGTCCACCTTCAGCGCGTCGGACAGGCCGTCGCCGGCCTTGTTGACGATGATCGCCATCTCCCGGACCTCCCGGCCTTCGAACGACGGCAGCCCCGAGGGGATGGGGTGGCTAGACACCTGCGCCATGTGAGGCTCCTTCGGTCCGTGGGCCAAGGGCCCATCGTTCGGGTTCGGGTAGATAGGCCCACGGGCGGGCGAGCACGTCGCTCACGACCTCCCAGTCGCGAGGACGGGCGTACATGGCCACGCACCCGGGCATGGCGGCGAAGCCGTCAAGCCACAGCGCCTGTTCCTCAGTCGGCTTCTTCGCCTCGGTCTTCAACTCCAGCGCCACCATCACCGGCGGGCGCAGGCAGAGCAGGTCACAGAACCCCAGGCCCTCGCGGTTGACGTTGGTCAGCCAGCGGCCGTTGGAGAACTGGCCGGGGAAGAAGTGCACCATGAGCCGGTAGTGCAGTTCCCGGGCGCGGCCCATGACCTTCTCCTGCCATTTGCGCTCGCTCAGGGCCTTGTCGAGTGCCCTGCGGGCGGGCGGGCGCGGGTCGGGCTTGGAGCGGTAGTCGTCTCCGGTGAGCAGGGTGCCCAAGGCGTCACTGCCAGCGCCGGGCGCGCAGGGAGGCGCGGCGAGCGGCCAGCACCGTCTCCCGCCGCGCCCGCATCGACTCCAGGTCCGGGTCCCTCATCACGAGCCCGACGACCCAATTGGCGCCCAACAGCAGGGCGACGAAGAGGACGACGAAGGCGCAGACGAAGATCACGAGAACACCCGCGCCCCGTCCAGCCAGGACCGGACGCCCTCATCAGTGCGCATCCACGCGATCTCCCCGTCGCGGTGGGGCGTCATCAGCGCCGGGTCGGTGTCGTGGCCCTCTTCGAGCAGGCAGATGCGCACCACGTCGGGCGCGTGCTCGGTGCGGACCGTGTCTCGGCATAGTCCAGGCATGACTCCAATCCTAACGGAAATCAGGATCGGGGGTCAAGCAACACGACCGGCACCGCGGCCGGATCGTCCCACGACCTGACCAACAGGCCGCGGCGGTAAGACTCGGCCGGGTTGGCGTGGACCCGATCGTGGCAGGCAGCGGAGACGGCGAGCAGGTTGGCCTCGTCGTTGCCGCCTCCATGCGCCCGTCTGAGGCGGTGGTGGACGTGGGAGACGGGCCCGGAGCACGCAAGGCCTCCACAGGCCTCGCAGGTGCCTCTGGAGCGGCGCAGGACGAAGGGCCGCAGCGCGGCGAACTCGGCGTTGTAGGCCGCCGTACGCGCCGACAGCCGCGGCATCCGTAGCCGCGCCGTCTTGCCGGGCGCTGACGCCTTCAGCCTTGACCGTTTGAGCCCGGGGGTGACAGTGCGCAGCGGCGTCCGGCGTTGGAGTGCCGATCGCTTCACAGGAAGTCGCCCACTTCGACGATCTCCTCCTCAGGGCGCGCGTCGAAGTCGAGCGCCAGTTGCACCTCGGGCGAGGTGAACCACGCCACCAGATCGGCCAGGGTCTCCATGGGGTCCACGACTAGAAGTCCTGCACCGGGTCGGGCGAGGCCCGGGGGTAGGCGACCTCCCACGGCCAGTACCCGCCGCGACGGACGAAATAGGGCCAGTCGCGGCCCTCGTCTCGCGCACCCCGCCACGGCTTCAGTTCCCAGGTCCCCTGGGAGTCCTCACGGCGTGATTGCCGGATCCCGAACCCGAACTCGGGCCAGCGCATCCACAGGGAAGCGCCGTAGGGCCGCAGCGTCCGTTGGCCGTCCTCGCCGGTGGCGTGCGGCGAGTGGGCTTCGATCATCAGGCTGCAGCCGAACTCGGTGCGCAGCTCGTCGAGGAACTTGGCCACGATCCCCGCCGGCTCCTCGTCGGTGGGCTTGCCGCCGATCATCTTGTAGATCGGGCCGGTGACCAGCACATCGACTGGCTCGGGCTGGGCGGCCAGGCGGCCCGTGAGCCAGCGGCGGTCCTCTAGGCGCAACAGGTCCAGCCCCTGAGGGTGGACGCGGACGCGCAGGGTGCCGGCGTCGAAGCCGTCGTCGGTGTCGGCGAACGAAATCTGGCGCTCGTTGCGGGCCAGGTCCAACAGCGCGCCGAGCTTGCGGGCCACCTGCCCGGGCCCGTTCTCCAAGTCGATGATCAGCACATGCAGCGGGCGGATCCGGGCGTGCGACCACGGGTGCAGGCCGATCGAGAGCTGCATCGCCAACTGGCGCAACAGCGTGCTCTTGCCCGCCATCCCCTCGGCGCCGGTCCATAGGAAGCGGTCGCAGCGTTCGATGAGCCCGGGCACGAGCCAGTCGTAGGACTCGACCCGGCTTCCCACGTAGTCCGCGGCGAGCATGTCGGCACCATCGGTGGCAAGCGGCGCCGAGATGTCGCGAGCAAGGGAATCGGCGGTCGCGGCCAGCGTGGCGACGGGCACCGACCGATCCGCCGCTTGGCGCATCAGGTCGGCGCCTCTGGCCATCACCCGGCGCCGCACGGCGTCGTCGGAGACGATCTCGGCGTAGGTCGCGGTGTGGGCGGTGGAGGGCGTGATGGCCTGCAGATGGGTCAGCAGGGCCGGGCCGACCTGGGCCAGCGTGCCGTTGCGGTTGAGCCAGTCGCCCACCGTGAGGGCGTCGCTGGAGCCGCCACGGTGGCGCAGGTCTTCGATCGCCTCGGCGATGCGCTGGTGGGCGGGCACGTAGAAGTCGGCGGGGGCCACGTTGGCCACGAGGATGTCGGCCGCCGCGCTCGACAACAGGGCGGCGCCGAGCAGGCATTCCTCCACCTCGGCCGAGTAGGGCACTGGCGCGCTAGCCATACAGCGCCATCCGTCGCAGCTCGTCGGCGCTCAAGGCGACCGGGGCTGACTGCGGGCCAAGCTCGGACCAGTGCTTGGCCAGGGCCTCGGGCGAAAGGGTCATGCGCGGCCAACGGTCGCGGTAGCGCTGGGCCCGCACGGCAATCCCCCTGGCGAGCCTCATGGGCTCGGTGGGCAGGCCGGCGGCCGTCGATTGCTCGACGATGTCACGCTTGCACTTGCCCAGCCGGGAGGCGACGGACTTGGCGGCGATCGAACGGGGATCGATCCCGCACACCTCGGCGATGGCGTCGAAGACCGGGTCCCGGGGCCTCATCTTGGCCGCTCGGGCCTGCGTCACGATCGCGCCGTTTGGGAAAAGGCACGCATCGGGTAGCATCTCGGTTGACACGGGAGCTAGCACCTCCTGTGATCTGAAGTCGCAGGGGCCGGCCTTCTCGGGGTCGGCCTCTGGCGCGCTAACGGATGGGAGCCTGACGGTACACGCGACGGGCGCCCGCATCCACCTTCACGTCGATCCTTGCCAGGACCGGCGCGCGAGGCGTACGGTGCCCGTCCACATGCGACGCAGGGCGAGGACGCGAAGAGGGGAGGCGGCTGTGTAGCCAACCTCCCCTCAGTCGCGAAGCAGGATCGTTTCGTAACTGAGGTTAGCACCGGGCAGCGCCCGATGACAACACAAAGCCTCCCTCCTAGTTGAGGGTGGGGCATGCCAAAAAACCAGACCGGGGTGACGACCCGAACCTGCGACCGTGCCTGACCTTGGTCCAGGGATGAGGTCCCGCTGACAGGAGCGGCCGGGAGCGCTGGCCCAGCGAAATGGGCGGGCATGATGGCGATGCCATTGGAACGGGAGAGGGAGGCCACCCGTAACGCTTGATCGGCTACAGGCCAGAGGGCTCCTCTCACGGCTATCCCGGGAGGAACTTGGGGCCTTCCGCGGTGTCAGTGCCTCTTTGGCCGTTGCGCGGCCTTCTTGCGGGCGATATGGGCGTCCAGAGCCTCTGAAAGCTGCCCAGCGTTCCACGACGGGTCCACCGGCATCTTCCAGCGCGCCGCCGCCCACAACTGGCGCTCCGTGGGCTTGCGCTTGCGCCAGGGGGCGTCCACGGAGGTAAGGGCCACGGTGCCGCCGCCCATCTTGCGGACGTAGTCCTCGCCGACGCCCTGGGCCGTTTCGAGGGTGACGTCCATCATCAGCGGGCGCCGTTTGACCGAACCGTCCTCTTGCTCCCATTCGATGAACGCCGACCAGGAGTCCTCGCCGAGCGCCGCCTGGCGCAGAGTGACGCGCTCCCGCTGCTCACCGCCGAGCCCGATGGTGTACCAGCCGATGGTCCCGGCGGCGTGCACTTTCACCCATGCGAGGCCCTGGGACCGCATCTGGTGGAACAACTCCACGTCGGCGGCCACGATATTGCCCAAGCGGATTTGTTCCCGTTCCTGTTGGTCAATTGCCTCGGTGACCGTGCGCTCATCGTCTTCCTCGCGCCCTTTGCGCTCAATACCGAATAGCGATGGAATGGTGATCAGTGAATGCTCGGCGCTCGCACCCACCACATCGAGCACGAGCAGATGGTCCTTATCGGGGTGGCGTCGCGTGCCGCGCCCGATCATCTGCGTGTAGAGGGCGCGCGAGCGGGTCGGTCGGGCGACCACGATGCAGTCCACCCTGGGCTCGTCGTAGCCCTCGGTCAGCACCGCGCAGTTCGAGAGGACGTCGAGACGGCCGTCGCGGAAGGCCGCCAGCGTCTCCCGGCGCTCGTCCATGGGTGTGGCCCCCGATACCCACCCGGCGGCGATCCCGGCGAGCCGGAACTTGTCGGCCACCGCCTGGGCCATGGCCACCGTCGGCGTGAACACCAGCGTGCGCCGCCCGGTCGCCCACGACCGCCATGCCGTAACGATCTGCTCGGGCGCGCCGGCCTGCATCATCCCGTCACCCGCCTGGCCCTGGTCGAAGTCGCCGTGGGTCACGCGCACGCCGCCGAGGTCGAAGCCTTCGATGCCGACGCGCTTGCCCTTGACATCGGACAAATAGCCCGAACGGATGCCCCACAGGATGTCGTAGTTCCAGACGATCTCGTCGAAGAGGTCGTTGAGGCCCTTGCCGTCCCCGCGATCGGGCGTGGCCGTGACCCCGAGGCAGAGCGGGCCGTCTGCTGTCCCGACCCCGAGCCCGTCGAGGATCCGGCGGTAGGAATCGGCCGCCGTGTGGTGGGCCTCGTCCACGATCACCAGCCGGAACGGGCGCTCGCCGAGCAACTGTGACGCCTGGGCGTCGACCAGCCGCGCCAGGCGCCGGGAGCGGGCCAGCGTCTGCACCGAGGCCACGACCACCTCGCCGTGCACCTCGTCACGCTCGGCCTTGACCACGCCCACATCGGCGCCGGGCCAGACCTCCCGGACCTTGCCTGCGGCCTGCTCGATCAACTCGTCCCGGTGGGCGAGGATCAGCGTGCGGGCCCGCATTTCGTGTGCCAGGGCGCAGAACATGACCGTTTTGCCCAGCCCGGTGGCAGCCACGCCGAGCTGCCGGCTCACGCCCCGGCCCTGGGCCGCCCGCATCCGGTCGATCGCTTCCCGCTGATAGGGCCGAAGCTCGAACCGCAGGGCAGGATCGGTGGTGGTGGTCATGGGGGGCCAATCCTAACGTCGGTTAGTAAGGTTCCTCCCCCTCGGGGTAGTCGAGCGGGTTGGCCGCCTTCATCTCGGCCGCGTCATCCAGCCCTTCACAGATAGACCGGGCGATCCGGACGACCAGTTGGTCCCCAGTGCCTAGCGGTTCAAGCCCCATGGCGTCAGCCATCTCGCTCAGGGCCTCCATGCTCATCTCTTGGAGCGCTAGGTCCCCGCGGCCAACCAAGAACTCGCTTGCCCGTGCCACAGCCACGTGGTCCTCCCGTTCCGCCACCAGAGGCGCCTGTGGGGCCGCAGGAGCCGACAGGGCCTCCTTGGCTGCCGCTAGGGCCTCCCGGGCCACAGCAAGGCGCCTGGCCTGCCTCTCAGCGATCTCAGGGGCCACGGGCTGGCCGGTGCGGCGGGCGAGGCGGATGGCGGCCTCGTCGGAGCGCTTCTGGCGTGCCTCGTCCTGGCGGGCGACCTCCTCGGCGGTAACGGCCTTGGCCGGCGCGTCCTCCGAGGGCAGCACGACCACTGGCTGGCCCACAGGCCCACCGGAGATGGGGTCCTCCACGACCTCGGCCTCGGGGTGCAGGCGCTGGGCCAGTTCGGCCGACAGGGCGCGCCACTGGTCCTTCGACCAGCCTGACGACGGGATACCGTGCTCGGCCATCCACAGCTTGAACGCTGCCTTGTCGTCCTCGGTGAGCAGGGCCACGCCGTCCACGATCTCGGCCTTGTGCCGTTCATAGTCGGCCAGCCCGGCCCATCCGGCGCTGCGGGCACGGTCGTCGGGGGTGTCCATGGAGGTCGGGGCGTAGGGCTGGCCCACGACCTCGCCCGTCTCCGGGTCGATGTCGGCGCCCAGCTCGTCCGGGGTGTAGCTGACGCCCATGAGCACGTCGGGGAAGGACTGGCGGGCTAGCGCCGAGACGGCCCGGGCCCACAACATTGCTTTGGGGTATTTCTTCCAGTTGTCCTTGTTGACCAGTTGTGCCTTGGTGGCTTCTTCCCAGGTGAAGGTTGCCGAAAGCTCCTGGCCGTCACGGATGGCGTGGGCGGTGGCCTTGGTGGCGTCGTTGGCGGGGTCGGGCCAGATCCGGTAGCCGGCGCGCAGGATGAGCGCCACCATCAGCTCGGCGGCGATCGACGGCTTGCCCTCGATCACGTTCACCCGCTGCAGGGCCATGGTGGCGCCGATGCCGAGGTCGCGGCCGGTGAGCAGGATCAGGAACACGTCGGCCGGCTTGCCCCACAGCGTCCGGGGCACGAGGTTGGACATGGCCAGTTGCTCGCTCATGCCCTTGAGGGCGGCGAACTCGGCGGGCGACGGGAGCCCGAGGGTCTCCATGACCGGCGCCAGCGCCGCCGCCTCCCGGGGTTGTTCGGGCAGGTGGACGACTTCGGCGCCGGGGTGGTCGATGGCCTGGGGGTCACTCATCGGTCGCGGCTCCATTCCTGGTCAAGCAGTCCCATGGACGACCGGGCGATCTCCTCGTCCCGTTCCTCGTCCGACCAGCACGTCTGCGCGCCATCGTGGTAGGCGTTCTCGTGCTTGGCCGCGGCAGTCTCGCTCGTGAAGGTCTTCCCGTCGATTGGATCGTGGCATCCGCTGGCATAGCACCGGTAGGTGGTCATGCCTCCAGTGTGCGCCTATTCCTAACCTTTGTCAAGATCAAATCCGCACGTCAGGTGCCGTCCAGAGCCCGAGCGCTGTCCGACCGCTGTTCGCTTCCTTGAGCACCTCGCCGATCGGCAGCCGACGCCCTTGTTTCGACCTCGCGGGCATGTCAGGGCGCGCCCTCGCCGCCGCCACTAGGGCGATGTAGCAGCCATCACAGCGGGTGCACCAGTGCCCGTGGCTGTTCTGCTCGGGCAACTGGCAGGCCCACGGCCGCCCTCTCGGGTCGGCCATGTCAGGCGGGTGGGTCGGGTGAAGCGGCCCGACGTTCAACTTGGCAGATTGGGCTTGACCGTCGCGGTCACACGCCCGGGCTCGACATCGACGCCGGGGATGGCCTCACCGTCGGAGGTGATGGCCATGGCGCCCTCACCGAAGGGTGACGGCACGACCTCGGCAAATTCCCGCACCTTGGATACCAACGGCTTGACCGAGAGCGCTTCGTACCGTCCTGCGTCCAAGAGCCATTTCGCCAGTCCGTCCGCATCGGTGACGACAACCTGCGGTTTGACCGATCGCGTGGTGATTGTCCCATTCGGCAGGTTGAGGGTCTTCACGTCCGGGTTGGCCTCGCGCAGGGCCAGCACATAGCGCTGGAGCAAACCCTCAAAGTATTCGGACGATTGCACATCAGCAGCGCTCACTTGGACGAGCCACGCGTCCACCTTTGCTTTCCATTCCTCGGCCTGGCGCTCAAATTCGAGCAACCGCCGATGAGCCATGACCAGTTTCGTCATCGCCCACTCGGCACTCCGAAGGTCTCTTATTTGGAACGGCTGGGGTGGTTCGTCGGCCGTCATGAACTCCTCAAGGCTGACATACGTCGCCGCATCCTTATCTGTCCCTGCCGGATCGCCGCGCATCGTCGACATTGTCTCCATCCTTTGTTATATGCGGTGTTCTCGGGCGTGAACTCGTGGCCGTACTTGCAATGCGTCTTACGATTATTCTGGCCTATGAGCCCGTTACCACGCCGTAGGTTCTCGGCCATAGTCGTCGCTTCAAGATGGGCCGGGTTGCAGCACCGCCGGTGAGGGCAACGCCTCTCCTCAATACAATCACGATCGGCATTGTGGCAGAGGTGGTCAATGACCAACCCGTCTGGGATGGGTCCGATATTCAGTTCATAACACCATTGGTGCGCGTAGCGTTGACGACCTCCGAACGTCAGCCGCCCATAGCCGCCATCAGATATGGATCCGGTCCAGAGCCAGCATTCATCCGGGCTGGCAACACAAACGCGCGCCCAGAATGCTTCCTCAGCAGACCTGTAGACGACTAGACGTGTCTTACCGACGAGTGGATCGCCGTATTTCCGCCATTTCTGCCAGTGGGCGAAGCACCAGCCTCGTGCACGCACGGGCCGAGGACAGCCAGGGACGCGACAGAGACTTTGACCGATCAGACCTGATGGCTCGTCCTGCACTCGTCGCCTCCTTCGGGGGATGGGGCCCGTCCTCCTCCGACGGCCTTCCCCCTTGCAGACGGAGGAGGTGGGCGCCCAGACAGGAAGAATGCGCCCAATGGGACGGGCCTGCCCGCAATCCTAACCCATGTGAAGGTCCATGGCAAGGGCCCAGACGCGCCGAGGCCCCGGCTACCTGCCCGGGGGGGTGAGCAGGTACCGGGGCCGTCGGCATTCCCCCGCTGGGATCAGGGATTGACCGCGACCACCAACTGGTCCGCGGGACCGGCGACGATGGAGAACGGCGCAGGGTCGGCAGTGATGGGGTTGCCGTTGGCGAAGTCGGCCGGCGACCCATCGGTGTTGGTCACCGTCACAAGGACGTTGGCCGAGCCCTCGGCGACCGGGCTGAGCACGCCCGAGGACGGGTCGATGGTGGCCACGCCCGCGTTATCCGTGGAGAACGTGACCACGACCGGGTTGCCGTCGTTGCCGGTGGGGGCGGCGGCGTCGGTGTCGCCATGGTCGTCCAGCCATTCGAGGCTGGCGGCTCCGGTCGTGTCGTCGATGCTGATGGATGCGGGCACGGTGCCTCCTGTGAAGGTGATTTGAGCGGCTACAGCGGGGCTCGCGGGCGGTCCCACGAGTGCGGCCAGTATGGCCGCGACCCCGGCGTCTACGTCGGCTTTGAGGTCAGTAAGGGCGGATTGGAGCCCGGCCACCTCGGCGCCAAGGGTGGCCACGTCGGCCTGCATCTGGCTGATCACGCCCAGCTCGGCCTCTTCGTCCTCGGCCAGGCGCACCACGTCGTGGGCCAGTTGCTGGGCCTGGTGGTAGAGCACCGTGGCGTCGAAGGCCACGTCGGTGGTGAGTACCGAGAGCATGGCTTCGATGCGGCCGTCGTCGAGCCCGAGGTCTTTGGCCAATTCCTTCAGCCTGTCGGTGATGCTCGGCGCCACGGGCACGCCGCGAACCTTACCCCTTGCCCCCGTTCTTCACTTGAGTTAGGATAGATGCATGACCAGGCTCGTTACCATCTGCCGCGCGGGCCGCCGCCGTCCGTTGGGCCGGGTAGTTTTCGGTCCAGTTTCTCGCCCGGTCCAGATGGCCCGACCGAACTGGATGACGGCCACCCGGCGGCGGCCTGCCTGGAAGGAGGGGCGATGACCACCAGCGTTCCCGTCCCGGGCGGTCCCAATGACACCGAGTCTGGTCGCTGAGGGTTAGGAGAGGAGACGAGTGCGTAAGATCCCGACGCTGTTTGTCCGCGACCCGGAGAACCGCAAGTACGTGATACCCGAGGTCAACCCCGGCTGCGAGTGGGTGCTCGCCGGGGAAGGCGTCCCGACCCGCAAGTTCGACGGCACCTGCGTCCTCATCCGCCGCGACGGCGTCGCCGTGAAGGCGTACGCCCGTCGCGAGGTCAAGCCCGGCAAGATGCCGCCCGCCAACTTCGTCGAGGTCGAGCATGACGAGACGACCGGCAAGACGGTCGGCTGGCTCCCAGCCGAGCAGTCCGGGTTTGCCATATGGATTGAGGAGGCGCTGACCGACCGTGGCGATATCGAGCCTGGCACCTATGAGCTGTGCGGCCCACGGGTCAACGGCAACCCCGAGGGTTACACCGTCCACTCGTTGATTCGTCACGGCATCGCTGAGATCACCGAGTTGCCGCGCGATTTCGACGGCCTACGTGACTGGCTGGCCGACAGCGACTTCGAGGGGATCGTCTGGCATCACCCGGACGGCCGCATGGCAAAGCTCAAGCGCCGCGACTTCCCCGTTGGGGAGAACGTGACCGAACGTGATTGAGGCGGTTCTGACCCAAGCCGCCCGTGAGCGGGCAGCAAGAGACCTCCACCTGTCGTGGTGCCAGCACGGTGTGCTCTGCACCCGCGACGACTGCGAGCCGGGGGCCTACGACTACGCCAAGGTCGACGTCGTGCTCAACGCCGTCCGGGCCGAGTGGGATTCGGCCATACCTCTGCCGCACAATCCTGAGGCGCTCAAAGCCCTTCTCCGGTGCCCGCACACCGAGGCGTACGAGTACGAAGGGTGGTGGCGTTGCGTTGCTTGTGACACTGACCTCACCTCATCATCATCGTTCGAGGTCCTCGTCGACCCCGAGCGGAGGAGGTAAGTGATGGGTGAGCAACACTCGGACGACGCCCCCAACTGTCCGAGCGTGAAGCCAGCAGGTACAGGAACGCCCCGGTGGTGTGAGTTCCCGGTCGGACACCCTGGCAAGCACGGAACAGCGAGCGGATGGCGCTGGGCTGATCGGGCGCCTTCCGGTTCGGACACCATTGACAACACCGACCAGCCCATCGAGCAGGTTATCGGGGCGGCTTCTGACGTTCTAGGCCGCGAGTAGCGCCGGCAGGCTCGCGCTGGCGCCGATGAGCAGCGTCTGGCCCGTGCCCGACGCGAGGGCCGGCAGGCTCACCACCACGGTGGTCGAGTTCGTCACGCTGGCGATCGCGGTGCCGACGACCAGATCCGGCGAGTAGACGAACTTCCCCACATCCGCGCCAGTGAACGAAGCGGTGGCGCTGGTGAGTGTGGTGGAGCTTTCGGCGATCACGGCGTCAGTTACGGAACGCGATCCTGCTGGCACCGCGGGCACAACGATGTAGCCCGCTGTGCGCGGCGACCCGATGATGGTGACGGTGCAGTAGTACTGCGAACCGACGGGATTGGTGCCAGTGTCGTTGTCCGCGTAGACGGGCATGGCCAGGTTGCCGTTGGCGTCCAGATAGGCGAAGTTGACGATCTGCGCCGCTGGCTGCGAGGTGTTCACCAGACCCTCAGTGAGGCTCGCCACCACCGACCCCGCCGCCGGTGAGCCGTCGGGCTTCTGCCACTGACCGGTGAGCACGATCGGGGTGAAGCTCATGCCGCATCACCGCCCACTGCCTGCTTCTTGTGGTGGGACCGTGGCGGCGTCGGCTCGGGGTGTGTCAGCGCGCCGTGCTCGGGGTGATCGGCGGCATGCTCACCCGTCGCCGCCAGGTGGACGCGCGCCATGTGCTCGGCCATCCACCGGTTGTGCTCGGACTGGCGGGCGAAGTGCTCGTGCACCGGCTTGAGCTTCTCATCGACGAAGCGGTGGATGGCGTGGCGTGTCGGCGGCCAGAGCAGCATGGCGACTACGGCGGCGATGGCCCCCTGGGCGAAGCCGGCGACGATGTTGCCCGGGCACTCCCGGGCGAACCACCCGAACGGCCCCGGCCAGGTGTAAGCGCTGAACGGGTGATCGAACGGCCACATAGGGCTACTCGCTCGTAGCGAAGTGGCGCCCCGCCGTCGGCGCGCCGTTGCCGATCCGGGTCCGCATGGCCGAGAAGATCGACGCCGTCGGGTTGTCGCTCGGGACGCTGATCAGAGGCGCCAGGAGGGCCTGTAGGGCCGCCGCCGCTGCGATCAGGCCCGCAGTCGCCGCCGCCTTGGCCGTGGCCAGAGAGAGCACGTTGGCGCCCGCTGCCGACACCACGCCGACGAAACCGGCAACGAAGGTCAGCACGACGACGTGCACAGCGTTCTTCAGCCAGGCGATGCTGAACACGGCCTAGCCCTCGGCGCCCGGGACGGGACGGATGGACTCGTTCACCACATTGCCGTCCAGATCGCGCCGCACGGTGGCCTGGGCGCCGCTGACGTTGTCCTGTTCGACCGACCCGGCCACCTCGTGCACGACCGTGTGGCCGGGCTCGGTCACTGAGTCGATATGGCGCTGAGCGGTGCCGGGCCCGAAGGCGGGGACGGGCTCGCCGACGATGTAGTGCTCCACATCCTTGGCGATCTTCTCCACGTCCTCGATGACCGCGTCGATCTCCTCCTCGATGCGTTCGAGCAGGCTTGGGTCGGGCGGCGGTGCCGGCTCTGGGGGCGGTTCGGGAGCCGGAGGAGGCTCAGGCGTGGGGGGAGGCTCGGGTGCCGGCGGCACCGGAGCGGGAGGGACGGTCTCGCCCCCGGTGCCGCCGAGCGCTTGAATGTCGCCGAGCAGCGACGGCTCGAACTTAGCGAGCTGCTCTTGGGTCGTAACTATGAGCCACGACTCGTCAAGGCAGGCCGCGGTCCACGCTGTGGTCGATAGCTGCACGGCGCCCCAGGTCACCCATGCGTCCTGCTCGGCCCCATCGGCGCCAATTTTCACAATGCAATGGCCCAATGCACTGTCCGGCTTCGGGTCGCCTTCCGATCCCCACGGGCGGACGCCGAAATCGGCCTCGTCCTGATCGGTGAGGTTGACGCCGCAGTACAGCCCGTGGCCCATCTCCATGAGCCCGTCGCAGTTGGCGCGGCTGGCGTGGTCCACCGGCGCGAAGGCCAGGATCTCGCCCTTCTTGTAGAGCCAGAGCAGGAAGTCGGCGAGCACCACGCCCGAGTCCTGGCCGCCGGTGTAGGCGAGGTACTCGTTCACCGCCTGCTCGGTGCTGAACTGCGGCGTCGGCACCCCGGCGCCGATGGCCGTGGCCATTTGGACGTGGAGTTGCCCAGCCTCCCCGCAGTCGCCGTAGGTGTCGTTGCCGAGCATGCCCCAATCCTTGAGGCCGCCCGACACGTCCACCGGGTAGTTCGGCACCGGAAGGGGAACGGTCAGGTACTCATGGGCCCAGCGCAGGGGGAGCTTGTCGGCTCCCTCGCGCTTGGGAAGGCGGCCCCGTAGGCCAGCGGTCGGCATGGCACCGGATGGTACGCCATGCCATCTGCGCCGCGGCGGTTAGCCGGGCGGTGGGCGTCTCACGGTGAAGGCCACCGGGATGGCGCCCCAGCCCATGGCCATCAGGAATAGGCCGGCGGCCAGGAGGGTGAAGAAGGCGTCAAGGTAATGGTGGCCGAGCAGGGTACCGCCGCCCCAGTGGATGGCCGCCAGGATGAACGCCAACAGGAACAGGATTGCTGCCATAGAGCCATCTGTACCCCATTCGGGGCGCGCCCACCCGTCAAGGGGTGAATGCCGGGCAGAACGCCGTAGCGGGCAATGCAGCGGGCACTGAGGGCACGGCAAGGTGCACGACCTGCGCGATGTCCTCGCGTAGCCCGCAGTTGGGCTCGTTGACGACCCGCGTGATCAGTGACTGCGCGGTGTTCACCTGCGCAGATGAGGGCGTCGTGGCCTGTTGGATCGCGATCAGCGTCCGGTGGTTGTCGCGTTGGGTGGCCCGCACGCTCACCATCATCACGACGCCGACCACGCCCACGGCGATGATCACCACGGCCAGGACGACGGCGAACACGGCCGCCCACCGCCGCCAGCGGCGTTCCGAGGCCAGTTCCTCCGTGGCCCGGTCACTGGCCGCCCGTGCCTGTTCTGACTCTGCGATGGCGGCGTTGATCCGTTCGATCAGTTCGGGGATGTCACTCAGGGGTGGTGCCATTGCGGCGCTCTCCTTGCTCCTGCTGCAGGTCTTCGATCGCCCTGCGCACCTCTTCGAGCGCGTTGTGCATCAGCGCGGCTGCCGTCTCCTGGGCGCGGATGGCGCGCTCGTCACGATCGATGACGTGCTCGATCTCCCGTGGTGGCTGCGGTTCCCGGTGGCGGCGCAGGCTCATCCCGCCTGCCTTTTGACCTCCAGCACGACCAGCACGTCCCTGAGCACAGCCGCTGTCTCTCTCAGCGCCGTGGCGTTCTCCTCGCGTCTGTCTGCCGAGTCGATCAACCGTTCCCGCAGGCGGTCGTTATCGGCTGACAGTTTGTCGTTGATCTGGAGCACACGCTCGTACTCCCTACCCGAAATGATCTTGCCCCCTAACCAGAACCCGACGAACGAGACGAACAGCACGCCCACGACCCCGATGCCGAGGGGGTCATAACTCGCCGAGCCCACCTGGGCGACGAGCGCGATCACCCCAACCTCACCCGCAGCCGCACGGCGATCACATCGGCGAGCGGGCCCAGCCGATCGGTGGCGACCCGCTCAAAGGGGACGCCCCACAGCGCCTCGTCGAGCGCCTCGTCGATATCACGGTCGGTGACGGCGTCAGCCATGGATCGCGGCAAGACGGAACGGACGAGGAAGCAGAAATCCGCCCTACGCTCCTCAAGGGACGGGACGTAGGCCATTGCGGGCTAACCCTACTGACCGTCCCTCTCCGCGCGCGGAATGGCGTCAGGCAGGGAAAGCGTACCGTTCCGCGACCGTGTCAAGGACAACGTACAGCTTCTTGGCCGCCACCTCGGCATCGGTGAGCGCGCCGAACCGGGCCGCTGTGCGCCCGGCGAAGGCGGGCAGGGTGTTGGCGCCTCCGGCGTACTGGGCATTGCCCAAGGTCCAGATCGCGCCGTCCTGGGTGAGCAGCAACGCGCCGGCCGGGAAGAACCCGGTCATGTGCCAGTCCACCAGCGGCGCCGTCAGGGTGGGCGACGGGTAGATCGCCGGCGGCACCGTCACGGCGGGGGCCGCACCGCCGGCGAGATACAGGATGGCGCCCCGCTGGGCCTTCCTGACGTCCCCAGGGCACTGAAGGTGGCCACCCCACGCTGCGCCGCCCATGCCGTGCCAGCCGAGCCCGGGCTGCCCTGGCACCTCGGCCACGCGGTAACCGAACCCACCGAGCCCGGCCGCGGTTTCCACGAACCGGTAGACGGCGGCAAAGGCCAGCACCTGGGCATCCGATAGCGCCACCTCAGGTACGCCGTCGGTCTCCACGCTCACGTAGGAGTAATTGCCGGCGGCCTGTGCCCATGAGGCCACTTCGAGCGGCAGGAACTGCACGATCTCCCCGTTCTGGCGCAGCCAGAAATGCGACGAGGCCTGATTGATCGGCTGGGAGAAGTACGGGCCCGGGTCGGCCCAGTTGGTGGTGACGTGCTCGACGATGCCGTTGTGGGCCGTCACTGGGCCACCATGGGCGCCGTTGTCGAATGGGCCGCGCTCAATGGTCACCCCGGGCATCCACGTCTCGGTCACGTCCAGTGATCCTAAGCCGCCTGCATACGGATCTCACCGACGATGAAAGAAGGAACAGAGGGCGCCGGGGCTGGCGGTCCTGATCCGACGATGACGAACAGACCGAGCTGAGGCGACCAGGCAACGTCATAGACGGTGGCATACGGGTTGGCTGTCTCGAAACCGGTGACTGAGGCGGTTGTGCCGTTGGTGCTCGTCCCGACACGGTTGCCGGCCGCGGAGGACTCCGGGGGCGCCTTGCCCAACATGACGATCTTCGCGAGCGAGGGCGCATAGTCCAGCGCGATGATGTTCCCGAACGTGGCGCTCAGATTGTGCGCCGACCACGTTGCGCCACCTGCTCCGGTGAGCGTGGCAGCAACGACGCCAGACAGGTTCGCTGTCCCGACGCCAACGAACCCGATGGTCCCACCGCAATACGCGCAGTCATGCCACACGTCACTGAGGCCGAAGTCATTGGTCGAATTCCACGTCACACCGCCATCGGTCGAATAACCGGTCGCCGAGTTTGACCCGCCTCCCGATGTCTGGCCCATGCCGACGACGTAGGTGGAACCGTCCGTTGCCAGCGCGTTGAAGTGCGTGAACTGGAGGAGCCCGGTCAGGTTGGCGCTCGTCCAGGTGAGCCCATCAGGTGATGTCGCGACCACATTACTGCCATTAGAGGAGAACACCCACTTGCCCGAAATTGTCGAATAGATCAGTCCGGCCGCGGCGGTTGCTATCAGCCCATGGGCATCAGTGGCCGAATACAACGTCAGGGTCACCCCATCATTACTGCCGTAAATCGTGAGGGGACCTGACAGGCTGAAATCTGTGATAAGTGCTAAGGCCGAGCCAAGGCTGAGCCCAGGGGAGGGCACGCCGATGGCCTGGGGGTTGTCCGTGGTCGGTGGTCCTGTTACATCGGTCCAGTTGATGCCATCAGTGCTGCGAGCAAGGTGGAGGCCGGTCGTCGTGCTCGTCGTCGTGGCAGCCGCGACGAACTCTTGCACCGTCCCGCTGCCGTTGGTGTAGTTCGCCCATTCCACCGTGACACCGGCACCGGTGGTGGCCCAACCGGCGGGCGTGCTCCGCTGTGTCCATGTGGAACCGTCAGGGCTCGTCCAGATTGCTGGCCCAGTAGGAATGAGGACATGACCGACGGCGACCAATAAACCTAGGGACGATGACCAGGCAATCCCGTTCCAGACCCCAGAGTCGCCGTTGTCCCGCCGTGTCCAAGTCGCGCCGTCAGGCGATGTCAGGACGACTGCGTCACCCGCACCATCGCTGCCAACGACTGTCCATAGGCTGAGGGCAGACGACCAGACGACATCCTTCAGCACGGCGCTGGTGCTGCCATCGATCGGAGTCGACTGCTGCGTCCATGTGTGCCCGTCCGATGAGGTCAATAAGACTTTGCATGACGCGCCCGTTAGCCCGTTCGTCCCGACAGCTACCCATCCGGCGCCCGATCCCCAGGCGATACGGTTGACGACGGCGACCGTGCTTGAGTCCCAGGGAGAGGTCCCTGCTGACCATGATCCGGAGGGGCTCGTTGTATAGATGAACCCGAGACCGGTGCGGCTGCCATTGCTGGCATTGACGGTCCCTGCCGCGGCGAACGTGGTCCCGTCGCACCCAATGGCCGTACCGAGCGCCTGGATCGAGCCCGGTGCAGAGGCCGTGTAGTCACCGAAGGGCGAGTTCGTGACGGAGTTCGCACCGAAGGGGGAATTGGTCGTGTTGGCGGTCCACGTCCCCGTGGCCACCGATACGGTGTAGACCGTTCCCAAGCCGCTGATTTGCACTGGCCCGGTGAGGCCGGTTTGGTTCCGCCCAACTGTGCAGAGGATCGACCCGTTGTCCACCGAGTCTCGGAAGGTGTGGCTTCCCGTCGATCCGCCCGTGTAGTGGGCACGCGATGTCGTCGTGTGGCCATCCGATGTTGTGGCGATCATCGGCGTGATGCCACCGGTGCCGTTGTTGTTCGCAACGAGAAGCCCGAACAACGGTGAGTAGGTCACACGCTGCGTAACATTTGAGAGGCTGGTCACGTTGCTGACCAGCGTCCAGGTCACACCATCGGTTGAGTAAACGTTATTCGACCCGCTTGTGGTGAACACCCCAGATGAGGGGTCCCATGCGATCGAGGTAAGTGCAAGTCCTCCGCTATCGCCAGGGCCAGCCATCAACGTCCAAGTGACACCATCCGGTGATGCATAGATTTCCGAGTTCGCCGTCATTAGAGAATGGTGAGCGTCATCACCAGCCCGGCCGCGCCAGTCCCCGCCGTCATCACGTAGAGGTTGATGATCGTCGCGTTCGGCGTACCCACACCGAGTACGGGCGTGTCAAGCAGCAAGGGCGTCGTCGGGATGTTCTGGCCAGCGGCAATCGTGCTCGACCCGATCACCGTGGTGTGGTTGATCGACAGGATGACCGTGGTCGCCGTTGACCCGGCCGTGGTGAGGCGCAGGTCGAGGCGGATCATCGTCCCCGAGCGCGGCGGCGACCAATCGTCGGAGGTCATCACCGTGAGCGAGCCCGGCATATGCCAGACGTTCTGGATCCCCTGCGTGGTGGCCGCAGGCGGTGTGGAACCGGAAGCCGGGGCGGCCGACTGCGCAGTACCCGCCAGCGTGCCGGCGTTCATCCGCTGCAGCCACGATTGGATGCGCACGTCTCGGATCTGTTGCTGCGTGCCGACCTGCACCGGGTAGATCGGGTTGCCCTCCTGGTCCTCCTGCACCTGGATCGTCTGGACGCGGAACACGTCCTCTTCGAGACAGAGGTCGGGCGCAGTGACGACATCGCCCACGTTGAAACCGACATACGGCGTATCGCTACTCCCTGCGGGCTGAATGGTGCCCGTCTGCGTGAGCTGCACTGATGCCTGATCGGCGAGCACTGCGTTCCCCAACGTGATGGCCGTGGCCTCGTCGATGACGTTGCCGAGCGACAGGAACCCTTCGATCACGCCGAACGACGCGATCCCATCGGCATCATCGACCGAGGTGAACCCGCCGGCCCATCGGATCAAGAGGCTCGTCAGAACGTTCTGTGCTATGTCCTTCCCCTCCTCGCACGCCACGTCAATCGGCGACAGGCAAGACAATGGCGGTAGCCATCGCTCGACGGAGTCACTCCAATCATGGAATGACCACGTCGACAGGTGTCCTTCAGTTCGTAGGCATCAACCCCACGCCGAACGTTCTCCAGGTGAGTGACGGCCTCTAAGTGCGATGGACGCACACAACCAGGGTTTCGGCACAGATGATCCAACTCAAGTCCCTTGGGGACTGCTCCGTTCTCCTGCTCATAAATCCATCGGTAAGCAGGAGCGGATACGCCCGCGACAGGATGGAACAGTGCATAACCGCCATGTCCTTTGCCTCCTGTCCATTCGTAACATGGTCCTAGGTCTGGACGGAACGGCGGGATACTGCCCTGCGTGGTGACCTTCATCCAAAACCGTTGCTCTACAGTCAAAGGCTCCATCGGCTGCCATTCGGGACTATTGCGGTACTGCTGATAGTGACGACCGCAAAGACCCCGCGCGAGCACCGGACGACCACAATCGGGCTTGAGGCATATACGCTTGACCATCTCGGACCTCCAGCAAGGTTCGGGCACGTCCCCGGCTGCGCCAGCAGCGCGGGGACAACGTCGTTCAAGCATACCGTTCTGGGCCATTTAGACCGCGCCATCCTGCGTCCAGTCGCCCAGGTTCACGCCGCGGGAGAAGGTGGTGCTCACCGAACTGCCGCGCGTGTTGTAGGCGAACAGGACGGGCGTGCCGATGCCCATGGCCACGTCGCAATAGGCCGAAGCCAATTGCTTGATCGTGGTCAGCATGTCGTCGCCCACCTGTATCGGCACCTCGGCCAGCGTCGCCCAGGGAACGCCGTTGGAGTCGTTGGTGTCATTGAACGAAAGACTGATCCCTGATAGCGTCCCCCGCGCCTGGGCCTCTTCGGTGAGGATGCGCAGGATCTGCCCCACGGTGTAGCCAGGCGGATTGGGCGGATAGGCAAGCATCTTCCATGACGAGTCGGTGTGGGCGATGAGGCCGCCCAGCGAGCCGTCGCCATTGGCGACGTACATCGAGCAGATGATGCCGGCATAGTTCGTGCTCGACGAGGCCCGCGACAGGTTCGTGCCCTTGATCGCGACGAGATGAGTCCCACTGTCGAGGAAGAGATCGACCTGTCTGGTCACCCCCCACAGGTACGCCTCGGTGTCGCTCTGGAGCAGGCCGCCGTCCACGTACAACTCGAAACCATCGTCGGCGGTGATGAAGAACCGCACCACATCGCCACCGGAGGGAATGGTGATCTGCTTTCGGAAGTACACATTGCCCGTCGGCCAGGGCGTGGCGGAAGTGACCGCGCGGTCCCAGATCCAATAGGCGTTGTGGTCCGGCCAGTCCTGTGGCGCCCCGTCCCACGGCAGGCCCGAGGTCGGGTCCGATTGGAGCTTGACTTGCACGGCCGAGGCCCACATGGAGTCATCGAAGTCGATCGACGCGTAGGAGAACAGGCGGGTGTCGGTGAAGGGTTGGCGGCTGAGGCCGTTCTCCGGGTAGCAGACCGCCTCCTCGAACAGCGCCAACGTCCCGCGCCCGGACAGTTCCAGCGTCTCGTCCACCTCTTCGCCCTGGGCGACGAGCTTCTCCACCATGTGCTCGATGATCGAGGCGTAGCGAGGGATGGTGTCGATCGAGAAGATCAGGATAGAGCGCCATGGGATGTCGCACGACACGATCAATTCCGTGGTCGGGTCGAATATCTGCACCACCGCCGAGCCGGTGCCCTCCACATTGAGCTGGTCCTGCCAGTGGCGGTTGTAGGAGTTGGGGAGCGCCTTGAGCAACGTCCCCGAGCGGTCGTAGACCCCGCAGGTGATCGCCGGTGTGTAGACAGGCGGCGGGGTGATGCCGCTTTGGGTGATCGTGGGCCCGAAGGCCACCGCGCCGGTCATGTCGCCGTCCCGATCACGTAGGAGGTCGGCGTCACGACAGTCGGCCCAGGCGTGGCGCTGAGCGCACCGGCAGCTACGGCCGCTGTGGTGGAGTTGGGGCTCGGTGGCACTCCGGCCGCGGCTAGAGCCACAGCCGGCGCGCCGGTGACGGTGTCCAGTGCGGCGAGGGCGATAGGGGCCGCTGCAAGGGCGCCAGAGGCGGGCGGGTAGACGGTGTTGACCGTGTAGCTCGACGACGAGATGGGGGCCTCTGTGAGGCTCTGAGCGGGCGCTGCGGCGACGGTGGAGGACGGCATCGCTAAAGAACGAACAAGGTCCCGCCGCTCGGGAACGTCATCGATCTTCCCCGCATCGGCAACCGGGACAGTGATAATCGTCAAGACGAACGCCGTAGGGATGCCCGCCCTTACCGCTCTTGTTCTTCCAGAGCTCTAGATTCTCTGGACGGTTATCCGCGCGATCGCCGTTCTTGTGGTGAACATGCTCGGACGGGAGAAGTGGTCGCCCAATTATCTGCTCCATCACGTATCGATGCTCTAGCATCCAATGCTCACGACGATATTTGCCACCTGCCCCGCCATAGCGGCCAAAGGGGAGCTTGATTATGGTGTAACCGGTTCGCTTGAGTAACCGGACGGACCCAACCGGCACCTTGTGGTTGTAGTGGCACTCCTGCGAGCAATATTTCCCATGGCTGTTTGCCACGGTAATAAACACACGTCCGCACTCGATACAGGTGCGCGTCCCGCGCCGGCACTTGTAGCTGCAATATTGCTGCCGTGTCGTTGATGGGGTGAACACCGTGTTGCAGGTCAGGCATGTACGTCGCCAGCATGCCTCCGAACAGAAGGGGCTCGCCTTTGTTGACCTGCACACGAATTGCTCACCACAGGTGGAGCAATTCCGTATCACAGCGCGCTGCCGAGCACCGGTCGCCGTCTTGTACCACCACTGCCCATGCTCATCCTCGTAAACGAGCGGAGATTTGGTTCGCATGGACAACATCATAGCAAACGAGGGCGACGTCATAGTATAAATAAGGTCCCCCCACTTGGGAACGTCAACGTGATATCTCCACCATTGGTGACGATGGCCAACGGGAAGTTGGTGGCGTCCTGGTCCCACCACACCAGCAGTTGCGACGTGCTGCTCGATCCCGTGTCGCGGTAGAGCCACAACCCGGCGATGGTCGAGCCCGCGCCGACCGAGGAGAACACCACCGGATCGGCCGAAGCGTTGCCGTCGGTGGGGTCGGTGCTGGTGAGCGCGGCCGAGGTGGCGATGATGTCCCCACCGGAGATGGCCGACAGGTAGTGGTCGCTCGTGGAGAACGAGTAGCCCGAGGACACCGCCACGATGCGGAATGTGTCGGACTGCCAGTTGGCCGCGGCGGCGAGGAACTCCTGCCTGCAGAAGGGTGTTACTTGGTTGATCGCGGGTCACCCCTTCCGCGCCTCACGTCAGCATCCCTCCAGGGATGCTGATCACGAGCACGCAGGGCCAGGAGATGGCGCCGGCCATCGGCCCGAACTTGAGCGTCTCCACCGTCACGTCGCCCGAGCGCGTGGTGGTGTCAGGCATGGTGAGCACGGCCGGGCGCGTGCCAGGGTTGGAACCGACGGGGGCGACGACGTTGTCGAGCAGGTACGCCTGGTTGACCTGCAGCCCGACGAAGGGGTTGTCATAGATCGACCCGGCTTGGTCGACGTAGCCCGAGATGACCATGGGCAGGTTAATCTTCGTCACCGTCCAGCGGCGCTGATAGGGGATCACGCCAATGACGCCGGGCAGGATGCGGTCGGTGCCACGTACATCGGCCGAGTCCCACAGGGGCCGCAGGTCGGTGATCGACCAGGCATAGGTGTTGACCAGTTCCACGCCCGAGATGGTGAGCGTGCCCATCGACAGGTCCGGGCACAGGCGGCCGCTCGAAGGCGTGACCGATCCGGTCGTGCCGGTCGCACCGGTGGGGCCAGCCATGTCAGCGGCCTCTCTGGACCTGCTCGGCGCGCAGGGCCAGGATCGACTCCGTCGTCGAAGCCTTCAGTGCCTGCGTGTTCTGGGTCACGGCAGCGTTGGCGGTCAACGCCTGCTCTCGGATGAAAGCGAGGATCTCCTTGAGAATGTCATTGGTTGTCATCGTGGCCTTGGTCTGCGTCGCCAGCGCCGTTGTCGTCGCGGTGGTCGCGGCCGTCGGGCCTGCCGCTGCGATCGCCGATGGCGTCCCGAGGCCGACCGGCGCGACAGTGGGACCGCCGATCTTCACGCCGGCCAACGCCTGTTGCGGCAGGTTCGCCTTGTTGGCGATGCCGAGCGCCAGGCCCTGCACGATGGCCTCGCCGACGGTCGTGAAGTAGGGCGACGGTGAACCGATCAGGCCACCGACGATCGGGATCTTCTTGATCGGCCCGAGGATCGAATCTTTGACTTTCGACTCCAGTTTCCCGGCCTCGTTGCCGATGCCCTTGATCAGCCCGTCGATGATGGCCTGGCCCACCTTGACGAGCCATGTCCCCGCGTCCTTGAGCAGGTCGAGGATCTTGCTCGGTAGGCCGGTGAAGAACCGGAACAGCGCGGGCACGGTGGCGATAAGCCCGTTGCACAGACCGGTGAGGATGTCCATGCCGACGTGCACGAGCCACAGCGCGGCATTGCCGATGAAGGTGAGGATCTCGCCCGGCAGGTCCAGGAAGAACTTGGCCACGGTGGGCAGCGCCGAGATGAGATCGGAGACGAACCCGACGATCAACTTCACCCCGACACCGGCAAGCCACACAGCAGCATTGGCGGTCCATTCGAGGATGAGCAGCGGTAGCTTCACCTCGAAGAACACGGCTACGTCAATGAGCAGGCCCGGTAGCCCGGTGACGAGTGCCACGATGCCGTTCTTGAACGCGGTCAACAGGGCGCTGCCGAGCGTCTTGAGCCCAGTCACCGCATCCGCAGGTAACCCCTCAAAGAACCGGCCGATCGCGCCGCCGAGAGATTCGATCCCGCCAAGCACCTGAGCGGGAAGGCTCTCGAACAGCTTGACGATGTTGCCCACCGTATCCCGCACGTACTCGAAGAGTCGCTTGGGAATGTCCTCTAGCGCCTTGAACGCTGCCGACCACTTGCCTTGGAAGACATCAGAGAAGAACTTGATCAGGTCGGTGAACACGGCGACGACCGTCTCGATCTCCAACCGCACCTGACGGAACGCGAACACCGCCACGTCCACGATGACCTTGGCAACGTCCTTCACGATGTCGCGGAAGATCACGAAGTGTGTGTAGGCGTAGACGAGGCCGTAGCCCACAGCGGCGGCAGCGGCACTCGCGGCGATGAAGGGCGCAGCGGCGGCAATGGTCGCGGCAGCAGCGGCACCCGCGGCGGCAGCCCAACCGACAAAGGCCGGGATCACTGCGCTGAGGACAATCGCACCGATACCGGCGAGCGCGCCGAGCACCTCGGCCTTGTGGGCACGGATGAAGTCGAAGATGTCGCGGGCCGTGCGGCCGATCTCACCGAATACCCGCACGAACCCAGAGGCGGCGAGTGCCTGGCCGCTGAAGCCGCCGACAAGGCCGCCGATAGCACCCTTGATCACATCGACAGTCGTACGGATGGCGCCCGGGATCCTGTCGGCAAGCAAGTTGGCGAAGTCGACCACCTTCATGGCGATCGGCTCCAACGCGGTGAGCGCGGTATTGCGCAGGATCTTGAACTTGTCACCGAGGGTCAAGGTGGCATTCGTGGCCGCTTCGATCCCCCCGCCACCGCTCGTAATTGACGCAAGCGTGGCGCCGAAGTTCAGGGTCCCCGCCCGCACAGCATCGACCAGCGTGGCCGCCTGGCGCGCGCTCACGCCGAAGTTTCTGACCGCCAACGTCGCCGCGTCGGTAGCGTTCGGTGCCGCCTTGATCTCGGCGACCAGTTTGGCGATCACTGAGGTCGGGTCCTGCCCGGCCTTGGCCGCCTTGGCGAACTCCATGCCCAGGCCCATCATCACCTTGGTCGCCGGTAATCCCGCCTGGGTCAACTGGGCGACGAGCGCGGTCGTCTGGTTGATGTTGAGCCCGAGGGTCTGGGCGGTGGGCGTCGCCGCCTGCACCGAGGAGACGAGGTTGTCGATGCCCACCCCTGACTGCTGGGCGGCCTTGAACAGCACGTCCAGCTCAGCCGACTGGTTCTTTGTCGCCACCCCGAAGTTGTTGAACAGCGCCGTGACCGTCTGCACGTTCGTCGCCACCGAGGTGCCTGTGATGCGGCTCAGGTCGACGAACTTCTTGGACAGGTCGTCGAGCGCAGTACCGGTCAGATGGGTGCGGACCGAGACCTCGGAGATAGCGGTGGCCACATCTGTCATTGACGACGCGCTCTTGGAGAACACGTCCTTGAATGACACGCCGAGCCCGGCCAGTTGCAAGCCGGTCGCACCGGTGGCCACCTTGATCTTGTTGAATGCATCCTCGAACTTGGAGCCGATGTCGAACAGCGCGCCGCCCACTGCGACACCGGCGGCGGCCAAGGTGCCGATGACGGGGGCGATGCCGCCGAAGCCGGAGATCTTCTTCTTCAGATCGGACTCGAAGTTGGTCGTCTCGGGTCGCACATCCAAAAAGGCCGTGCCAATGATCGAAGGCATCTCAGGCGCTCATTCCGGTACGAACTCGATACCGACTGGCAGGGAAATGCCGAATTGTGCCAGCGCGGCGCGCGCCTGCTTGTCGTCGGCTTCGAGCTGCATCTGTTCGCCGACCTCGGGCCATTCCAAGGCAATGATGATGTCCTGGCGGTGCTTCTCCGCTTCCTCGGTGAATACCGGCTGGTCCACGAGCATGCAGTACAGCACTGAGATGAGCCGGCGCGCCGGGAGCGCCAACGGGTCGAAGCCGGCGAGAGCGCATCGGCCGTCGACCAGGAGCCAGTTCTCGACCGCCCAGCCCGTCAGGGCCTGGACGGCTGCGTAGGGCGCCCGGTCGTCTCCTCCAGCAGGTCCCGGGCGATGTCGGTGAGCATGGCCGCGGGCACCTTGCGCTCGCGCAGGAAGGCCGCAAAGCCGTCGTAGTCCTCGATCACCGCGGCGAAGAAATCGCGGGTGGGGTTGGTCGTGTCGCTCAGCTCCGAGAGGTTGAAGTCGAGCACCACCGAGGCGGGGCAGCGCTGGGGATAGGCCTTCCACGTCGTCTCGTCGATGGTGATCTCAACCGGGAGGTCGTTGGCGGCATAGGAGGCCGAGGAGTAGGTGCGTGCGGTCATCGGCCCCGAGCGTGGCACCTCGGCCGCCTTCCGTGGGTGCCCAAACGTTGTCATTTCGCCGCCACGCTTTCGGAACCTTAGGATCTGGTCGTGGGGCTGAACCCGGAATGGACCGTCTGGCTCCGCTGGCCCGACCCCGAGGATGGTCCCCTCCATGTCGGTCTGACCATGGCAGGTAGGGCGGCCGCGCTCATCGGAGTCGAAATCCGCACCGAAGCCGCCGGCTCGCTGACTGGTCTACTGCTGCCGCCAGAACCGCTCCCGGCCAGCGCCCTGCGCGATCTCCCGCTCGACCGCATTGCCGCCCAGGCACGAGCCCAGATGGCTGAGGCGCTCGAAGCCGAGGCGCTCGAAGCCGAAGGCGACCGACGAGAGGCCGCTCTAGGCGCCGTGGAGGCGCTGAGGGCCACCTGGCCTCATCGGTTCCCACGCGGCCATTACGGGGCCGTAGCGACGGTCTACAGGGAAGCCGTGGCCATCGGCGCCGACCCCTTGGCGGTGATCCGCGAGACGTGGATGACATCCAAGAGCACAGCTGCCCGATGGGTGATGGTTGCCCGCCATGATCTTGGGCTGCTACCGCATACGACGAGGGGCAAGCCGGCGGCCTAGACCGCGATTGTCGTCTCCTGGGCAATTGCCCGCACGGCGTCGAGCAGGAACGGATTGGGCTTGGTCCCGGGGTGGTTCACATGCTGGGCGAACACCACCGTGCCACCCGGGACCGTCCAGCGCAGAGCCCTGGCGTTGACGGGCACGATCTCATGCGGCGTCGTGCCGTCCGTGACCCACGAGAGCACCTGGCCCTTCTTCTCCGAGCCGATGAGGATTCGGGGATCGGTGCCAGTGACGAAGTGGACCACCAGCGTGTCCTTCAGGTGCGGGCCCTGATAGTCGCCTTCGAGGTCTTTGGACTCCGGGCACGTCTCCACCGCACGCTCGTACATGCGCATGCCGATGGTGCGCCAGCCGGGTTCTAGGCTGACGATCTCCCGCAGGACCGGCGCCGGGACACCGACGAACCGGACGTTGACGTTCGCCATCTATCGCCCGCAGCAGCGCCGGGGCAGCTCGTCGGGCGGCGGCTCGCCCCGCAGGCCCGTGGTGGTGACGAGGCCCGAGTCGATCCAGTCCTGGAGCTGCGGGTGGGTGGTACGCACGTCGGCCCACCGAAGCGCCACCATCCCCGGCAGGCCGACCCGGGGCAACACCCGCACGAAGCCCTGAGGCGGCGCGCTCATTGGAGCTGCACGGCGATTTGCAGTGACCACCCTGCCGTACCACCGCGGGGGCCGACGGGGCTGAGCGGCCCGATATGCAACTGGTCGCTGGAGATGGGTAAGGGCGCGGCAGGAGGCGAGACGCCGCCGAGGGCCAGGGCCTTGAGGGCCATCCAAAGCAATCTCCCGTTAAACCAAAGGGGACGGCGCCACTTGTCGATGATGTCGGGGTCGGTGAGCAGGCGTTCCTGCCCGGCCGCCATCGGCCATGGGTGGGCGATCTCCAGGGTGTAGGTGACGAACTCGTAGCCGAACTTGCCCGGCGAGCCCTGGGGAAAGCGGAACTGCACCGCGCCTGCCTCACCGAGGGATACGTCATCGAGCCCGAGCACGATCTGATAGCCGGCGCCGTTGTCGGTGGCAGGGATGATCGGCACCTTGCCATGGCCGATGATCTGGCGGGCGTAGACGATGCGCTCGCCTGTCTCGGGGTCGGACGCGCCGTAGGCCTGGAAGGCGGCGACGGCGGTGTTCATGATCGCCTCGGCCGTGAGGTTGAACTGGTCGGGGTCTGCCTGCTGGAGCCACGACGGCCCGTAGGGCGTCAGTGTGACGACGGTCATACCGTGTGGTTCAGGTACGTGTTGGGGCCAGCAAACATCGAGCGACGTTGGGCCTTTTGCGGGTTCTCAGCCTGGATCCACATGTCACAAATCGGGAGGCCCGTCAGCTTCTCGCGGATGTACGTCAAGGCATCTCCGACCGCGACCGAGACGCCCTCGGTGGCAACGGTGAGCACGCGCGTCGGGAGTCGGCAGTCGTTCGCGCCCGTGAAAGCGAGGCCCAATTGGATCGCCAGTTCCGCGCAGGCCATACGCCCGATCTCTGGCGGGTCAATGCCCCACGAGTAATCGATCTGCGCCGTGCCAGGCTGCGTGGCCGGGATGGCCAGCACCTGCTCCCAAGGCCAGGCATTGCCCGTTCCTTCGCCGCTTTCGGTGGCAATGGTGAGAACGAGGTCGCGGCGGTTGTAGAGCGTGTAATCGGTCGGCGCCAGCGGCTGGCCGTTCAGCAGCACCTCGTGAATAGCCAAAACAGGCGCCTGCAGTACGACGGTGGACAGGTCACTGGACTGGCCCTGCCAGAACCCGAGCCCCACCGATGACCAGGCCCAGCCCGCCGCATAGCCCCAGCCCGAGCCGTAGCCGCTCATCGACGACCACGGATAGTTGTACCACCAGCCCTGATTGGCAGGGAAGCGGGCCGTGGGGCGCACGACGGACCGGCCCGAGCGGTATTTCCTCTGCGTCAGCACATAGAGCAAATCAGTCGCCGCCGCGATCAGCCATCCGAGCGGGACATCGGTAATGCGCTTGATGCGCTCGGCAGGAAGGTCGCTCTCCGAGCAATAGGGGTGCAAAGTGTGAGTGCTCGCGGGGATGACGCCCTCTGCCTGCATGTTGCTCATGGCACCCTCGGCGAAATCCGCACGATGCCCTTCGGCGCGGCGTTGGTGAACGTCAGCGTGCCGCTCGGGAAGGTCGCCGTGAACGAGTAGGTGAAGTCGCCCGCGATGTCGGTGTCACCCGCCTGCCAGGCGTACTCCACCCGGCCCGCCATGGCGTCGAGCACGGTGACGGTGCCGTCGGTGACCACCTTGCGGCCGTCCCGGGAGGCCATGTTGAAGACGACCGAGATGGCATAGGTCAGGTCCACGGCGACGCCGTTGGAGCCGATCAGGGTGCCCGTCAAGGCCGGCAACGTATCGCCCTGGCCCATCGGCCAGGCGAACGGCGTCTCGACGATGGTCACCGCGTTCAGCCTAGACCTTGCCGCAACTGGCCCCCACAAAGGACCGGTCGGGGGCGTCAAGCAGGACCCCGGTCGGCACGACCAGATCGGGAACGAAACATGCCTTGCCCGGTGCGTCCAGCATCGTGAAGGCCGGCGCGATGTCATCTGGCGAGAACCCTGTCGGATCGGGTGCGTCGAGGCGCACGAGGGTGGGCGGGAGGACGCATTGGAGGACTTCGGGCAGGGCACCGGACGCCGCGGCCAGGGCGGCGGCGGGGACGGCCTCGGAGAGACTTTCGTTCTGCCCGAGCCCGGGAAGAGCGGCAGCCAGGGCCTGGGCCGGGACGGCCTCTCTGGTGACGGTGACCGAAGCGGTACCGGGAAGGGCGGCGGCAAGACAACCGGCCGAAGCGGCGAGAACAGTGGCATCGGCATGGACGGCGGGGGAGACAGCGGCGGCGATGGCGCCCGCAGCAGCGGCTTTGATCGTCGTGTTGACACTGGTCGGGCCTCCGGCATAGGCCAGGCCGCCATAGGTCGCACCGCCGAAGCTCATTGCACTAGCCGCCGATCAGGGCTTTGTAGCTTTCAAGGCTCATCTTGTGGTGCCTGACCGCCGGGTAATGCCAGTGGTGCCAGAAGCCGCGCGCCCGCAGGCATTGGGGCCGCATCTCCGGGTTCAGCCAAGGCATGCCCGAGACGTAGTCGCACAGGTTGTGCCAGTCCCGGCCGTAGCCCTCGGGGATAGAGGACACCGCGTCGGGCGCGGCGGCCATCAATTCCTTACGGAACCGGGTGCAGCCAAACGCGTTGGCCCATGCCTCCATGCATTCGGGATGGCACATATCGCTGTAGCCGAACGCGCACCACGGCTCAGGGCACATCTCCAGTTGCTCAATTACATCAGGACGACAGACCACATCGTGCTCAATGATCAGCAGGTCATCGCCACTATTCCAGAACTCGCACAACGTCTCCCAGTACGCGGTGGAGGATCGGGAGACATCCACCCACTCAGCGTTGGCGGGCGCGCCCGCGATCGTCTCTATATGGCGCGCAGTGAAGGGAACGAGGACGCGCATCTCATCCCGTCGCGCCGCCGCCGTAGGACGATCCACCGAACGTGGCGGCGTCCTGCGCGGTGATCTCAGCGATGATCGCCTGCAATGTGGCGTCAAGCGCTTGCAGTTCGCTCTTGATGTGGTCCAGGAACGAGGTCGGCGAAGGCGGTGGCAGTGGTGATGGAGGAGGAGGAGGAGGAGCCGATCCGGCTGGCAGGGCGATCGCGAGCCCGTTCCACGCCCCTCCCCCTGTCACCCATGCCGCGGCTAGTGCGCCAGTAACCGGTGCAACGCAGGATGAGACGTTCACCATCGGGAGCGTGATCTCGCCCGTGAAGGGTGCGGCAACATTGATGATGCCATTGCCGCAGAAGATGAACGCCGACACTCCATCCCCAGCCTGCGGGCTGACGATCACCGATGGAGGAGCGGAGGAAGAGCCGTAGGTAACAGAGTCCGGCGCGGTCGACCCGGTCCCGGTCCATTCCTGCACGATGAACGCGCAGTTGGCGATCGGACCGACGAGCGAAGCCGTAACCGTCTGCACCCCAGCCGCCGCGCCTGTCCCCTCCCACACCTCAACGGTGCCCGGGTGGTCAAAACGCGAGCCCCGGCGCGTCCAAGTTGCCCCAGCTCCAGAGACCGACGATGCCATCGGCGAAGTGGCGGTGCTGCCGCAGACGAAGGCGAGCAGGGTGGCCCCGGTGTTCTGCACATTGATCGCCTGTTGAACCGCGGTCGGGGTGCCACCGAAAGGGGTCCCGACAGTCTGAATGAGCACGGTCTCTCCTGCGATAGGGGTCGGATAGACCGGGGGCGGTGGAGGCGGCCCGCCAGTGCCTCCCAAGGCGGTGATATCGGCCAACAACGCCGGTTCAAAAGCGGCGAGCTGCTCCTCGTGGGTCACGACGAGCCACGCCTCGTCGATGGTGTACAGGTACGTCTCGTCCTTGAAGGACTCCACGTCGCCCCAGGTGATGAAGAACTCGTCGCCCCCTTGCGCGACGACCTTGGCGAGCACCACGCAATGGCCGCCGCCTTGGCCGTTGTTGGCCGTGGGCAGCCACATGCCGAGGATGATCCCCCAGCCCGCTTGGCACAGCCCGTCACGCACGGCGAGGTTCGTGTAATCAACGGGGGCAAAGGCGAGGATGTCGCCGCGGTTGTAGGACCACAGGAGCGAGTCGGAGATCCGCACGCCCGTGTCCTTGCCGCCTGTCTGAGCGAAGTAGTCGGTGATGCATTGCAGCGTCGTGAGGGCCGGCAGCGGTTGCCCGGCGCCAAGTGCCGTTGACATATAGAGGTGGTACTTCGCCGCATCAACGCAATCCCCGACAGGGTTGGGGTACTGCGGTGGCATCTCTCCGCTGTTGCCGAACCCACCCCACGCGGTTAGGCCGCTGGTGATGTCGATTGGATAGGTCGGCGTCGGCAGTGGCGTGCTCAGGTATTCGTGCGCATACTTGAGCGCGAACCGGTCGGGACCCTGGCGCTGCGGGAGGACGTGGCCGACAACGCCGCGCGGATCCATCTCAGGTACCTGCGGTGGTGTCGTGCTCGTTCAGGACGATGCGGGCCAGTCGGTTGACCTGGCGGGTCAACGCCTCCACCTGCGCAACGAGGGCCTCGAACGTCGTCGCCGGATCGGCGAGATAGGTGGCATGGTCAATGAGCCCGTCACGGACGCGCTGATGAGTCATCTGCCGGTTCGCCTCGGGCGTCCCCGGGCCGGGCGTGAAGATCGTCTCCTCGTCCCATGCGCCGTTCGGGTAGTGGGCGACGATGTGCTCGACCGTGGAACCGTCGGGCGCAGTCGTGACCTCGTCGGTCGTGACGCGGGCCCCATTAGGCAGCACTTGGCCGATGGCATAGGTGGCGGGCATCAGGCGGCCACGTAGCCGTACATCTTGGAGACTCCCGTACTGCCAACAACATTATTGACCGTGTGGGGGAATGCTGGTGGTCCGGTCAGGCCGGTGTCCGCACCGCTGACTGAAATCGACGGGGCCAGCGAGCCCGCCGCGGCATCCTGCGCCGATTGTACCCCGACGGTAGTGGAAGCGGTCATAGAAATCCCGAGATAGTGGAGGCCCGTGTAGGTCGTCGTGAAGGTCGATGATGCACCGCTGGCGATGGTGGCAATCGCGAGTGACTTCCGTGTCGTCGCCGCCCACGCCGTTGTTGTCTGGTCAGCGGTTGTCGCTAACTGCACGCCGTTGTTGTCGTACAAGCCAAACCACCAGTGCGTCGGCGTCGAGGCCGCTGCGTTCGAGACGAACGCGAGATGACCGATGGTCAGTCCTGTCGGGAGGATAATGGCGTTGAGAAAGAGGCTTTGAGTCGAAGGGGCGGTTGAGTTATCGAACCGGCCTGTACGGCGTGAAATGGTTTCGTACAGGATCGAACTGGGCTGGTAGTTCAGCTCCTGGAAGCCGAGCTGGACGAACTGCATCGCGTCGTTGGCCGCAGTCCCCGATGCCAGGTTGGTGATCTTGTGCGAGTTGTTCGACCAGTCCGCCGCTGGTGGCTGAGCAGTGGCGATCGCGTCAAGCGTGCCGGTGTGTGCGAGGACGGCGCCCGTCGTCGGGCTGATGACCATTGATGCATCGGAAGCGGAAACCGATGTGACCGGTCCAGTTGCGCCCGTCGCGCCAGTTGATCCGGTCGCACCGGTAGGACCTGTGGGCCCAGGGACCGTGGAGTTAGCGCCGGTCGCACCAGTCGGACCTGTAGGGCCTGTCGGCCCAGTAACCCCTTGGACACCTTGATTGCCTGTGGCTCCTGTGGGACCGGTTGGCCCGATATTGCCTTGGCTGCCAGTCGCCCCCGTGGGGCCGGTCGCGCCGGTCGCGCCGACGTTGCCTTGGCTGCCCGTCGCACCGGTAGGCCCGGTCGGTCCAGTTGGTCCCTGAGCGCCAACCTCAAGCAACTGCCCGAACCCGTCATAAATCTTCCAGCCGTCGCGATCGAAGGTCGCATTGCCATTGATCGGGAGTTGGAAGTGGACGATCTGATTCGTTCCCGCTGTCCCGCCGACATAGAGCGTGATGGTCTCTACATTCGTTGCCGAGGTATTCGCAAGCAGGATGTGGCTGATCTGCTGCGAGTGGGACGCGGCGACCGTATAGAGCGTCGTGGGCGTATTCGCCAACTGTCCCTGATAGAGCGTCTCGTACGTCGAAGCGCCGGAAAGCAAATCGGCACCCGAGACCGTGATGGTCACGGTGGACGCGTCTGTTGCTGCTCCCGCGAGGGAATCGCCGGCGTTGAGAGTCAGCACGCGTTCATCATCCTCCGAGGAAGAAGGCCGATGCGGGATCGCCCGAGCCCGAGGCGCCGGTCGGACCGGTCGGACCAGTAGCACCACCGCCGGGCCCAGTAGGGCCTTGCGGCCCTGTGGCACCAGTTGAGCCGCTGCCAGTGGCACCGGTCGGCCCTGTGCTTCCGGTCGCGCCCGTCGCTCCGGTGCTCCCGGTCGCACCGGTGACGCCTTGGGTGCCCGTCGGGCCCGTTGCGCCAGTCGCACCTGCAGTTCCCGTCGCCCCGGTCGGCCCTGTTGGGCCTTGCGTCCCTGTCCCAGTCGCCCCTGTCGCACCCGTGGGGCCGGTTGCTCCCGCCGTCCCGGTGGCTCCTGTCGGTCCCGTGGCGCCTGTAGCGCCTCCTCCGGGCCCCGTAGGCCCTTCGGTGCCTGTCGGTCCTGTCGGGCCGGTAGGGCCTTCTCCTGTGGCTCCTGAGGGGCCCGTGCTTCCCGTGGCGCCCGATGCTCCTGTAGCCCCGGTTGCTCCCGTGGATCCGGTCCCGGTTGCGCCTGTTGGGCCCGTCGGCCCTGTGCCCCCGGCGGTGCCTGTTGCACCCGTCGCACCGGTGGCGCCGGTCCCGGTAGCTCCGGTGGGCCCGGTCGGTCCCTGAGAGCCACCGCTACCGGTCGCGCCGGTCGCTCCTGTGGGGCCTGTGCCGCCCGTTGGCCCCGATGGCCCAGTCGGACCGGTAGGGCCGGGGAAGTCGAGCACGGTGGGGCCATGGATCCACGTCGTGGCGATGTGGGCAATGGCCGTGGGCGAGCCGCCCTGGCTGAACTCGGCGAGGCGGGTGACGGTGCCTGAGGTGCCGCCGGAGGTGAACGCCGTTAGCCAGACGATCTCCTCATTGGGCGAGTCCGGCTCAACGATGATGACCGCGTAGTCCGGCGACGAGATGGTCGGGAACGGCGGCGACGAGGCCCATGTGCACGTCGTCGTGCTGCCATCGGCCAGCGTGATCGGGTTTGTGACCGGGCTATTGGCCCCCAGCCCGAGGATTGCGTCGAAGCGGAGCCTCGCCACGCGTCATCTCAGCTCGGCGTCGTCCACGCCCAACCCAAAGCCGGCGCAGTCACCGTCGCGGTCCCTGAGACCGGGGTGAGCGAGGGCGACAGCGCGCCGAGGACCAGCACGGGCTCAGTCGACCCCGTGCCGCTCTGCGCGTCATAGATCGCGTAGTTCGTCGCCGTGAACGTGGCTGTGGACCATGTCGGCGAGGCGCTCGACCAGATCGTGATGGACTCGCCGAGGCAGGACCATGTGACGTGGTTGTCGACCACCGTCTGGCCCTGCACGCTCGGCCACGTCGGCTCCGAGCCGCCCGTCTGGTCGTCGGAGGTCACGGCGACGCAGAGGAACAGGTACCCGTTGGTGGTGATCGGGCGCACGATGTTGCCCACGGCCGCCACGGTGGAAGCGATCCAGATGCCCGAGGTGAAGTTGCCGTTGGAGACGCCGAACGAGTTGGCCGCCGTCACCGTGTGGGTCTTGGTGCCGAGGGTGGCACCACCCGTGGTGTAGCCCGAGCCGTTCGGCACCTCGTTGGCCAGGTCCGAATAGTGCGTAACCGAGGAAATGGTGCCCGGGCTCGCGGTGAACAGGGCCATCTTGATCGTGTCGGACGCCCAGTTGATATTCCCGGAAAAGGCCTGGTCGAAGGCGTGCGTTACCCAGTTGGCACTTGAGGGCACCTGTTCAGCCTCCTACGCCGTCGGCCATCGTCGGGATGATAGGGCACGGGACGCGCCCGGAGACGGTTAGGGGTGCGGGATGGCGAGGTTCCGCTCGACCGCCTCGCGAATGTTGGAGGGCAGCGCGTCCCGGGCCAGCAGTTCCCGGTTCCGGCCGTCGGACTCGGCATAGCGCCCCGTCCACCAGGCGGCGATGGCCAGCTCGAAGGCGATCAGGTGGTCGTAGACCGCGGCGTGGACGAACAGGGTGTCCGGCGGCAGCGGCAGGGTGATGGCGTGGGAGAGGACCATGTAGGCGGCCTGGTAGCGCTTGGCGAACCGGTAGTGGCGCCCGAGGTCCCAGAGCGGCTCGGCCCGGTGCGGACGGCGCTCGAAGGCGTGGGTGAGGATCACCGAGGCGGTGTCCAGGTCGTCCTCGCTGACAAGCGAGCCCCATTGCCAGTGGGCGTACCAGCCCTCCTCCTCGAACGTGCCCTCCATCAGCGCCCGCCGCTTGTACATCGCCTTGGCCGCCTCCCGGTCGCCGAGGTCGCGGTAGGTCTCGCCCAGATAGAACACCGTGCGCGGGTTGTCGGGGTCCCGTTCGAGGTCGGCTTCGAGCAGCACCCGGTTGCGGGCGATCTTGGCCATCCGGTCGCCGGAGTCGAGATGGTCGACCACGGTCAGGCACGGCCCGAGCGGCTGGGCCTGGTAGGCCTCGCCGTCGAGGGTGTGGAGGTACTCGTGGGCGGCGCCGATGAACTGCCAGCCGCGCCGGGCCCGGACCAGCTTGGCGTTGGTGTAGTACAGGCCGCCCACGCTCATCGCCACCTGATAGGCGTCCCCGCACAGGTTCGGCAGCGGCCCGGTCACCTCGAGCGTCTGCTCAGCGTCGAGCAACAGCAACCAGCCGGCGCCTGATTCCTGGCCGATGCGGAGGGCCTCGGTGCGGTTGGTGGCGAAGTCGGTCCACGGCCGGTGCTCCAGCGTTAGGGCCAGGCCCAGGTCGGCGCACACCTTCTCCACGATCTCTGGCGTCTTGTCCACCGAGCCCGTGTCCACCACCACCGCCCGCCCGCACACCTGGGCAGCCGAGGTCAGGAGGCGCTCGATGACCGCCGCCTCGTCGCGGACGATGGCGACCATGGCGATGTCCTCGTGGCGCCTGGCCTCCCACAGCGGCCGGTTGGACTCCTGGCGGGCGTACCAGTCCACCTCGTTGGCATCGAAGGACGCGTGCCCGACGTGCTCCACGATGGTCTGTGAGGTGATGACCAGGCGCCAGCCGCGGGCGCTGAGGCGGTGGCAGAGCCAGTCATCCTCGTAGCCGCCGGTGAACTCCTCGTCCCACCCGCTGACCTCGTCGAGTGCCGAGCGCCGCACGGCCAGGCAGAACCCGACCAGCCTTCCCACCTGCACGGCCTCCCAATTCGGCGCCAGGATGCCCTGTGGGCCGCTCACGTTCGTCCCGAGGGGTCCCACCGCACCCACCGTCTCGTCGGCGAATGGGAGGCACAGAGCGTCCAGCCAGCCCTCGTGCACGATCGTGTCGGAGTTGAGGAACACGACCACGTCGCTGTCGGTGAAGTCGGCGCCCTGGTTGTTGGCCGCGGCGAAGCCCCGGTTCTCGGGGTTGGTCAGCACCGACACCGGCCAGCCATAGTTGCGCAGCATCTGAGGTGTGGTGTCGGTCGAGCCGTTGTCGACCACCACCACCCGGTCCACGTCGCGCAAGGTCGGGAGCACCGAGTCGAGGCAGGCCTGCGTCTGCTCGGCGGCGTTCCACGCCGGGATGACCACCGATGCGCTCATGGCCGACGTGACGCTATTCCAATGGGTGCCGGCAGGGATGAGATGGCCGTGCTCGGCGATGGCGCCCCCGAGGCCCGAGAACCGGCTGAGGGCGGCGTCGAGGTCGACGAGGAACCCATCGGCGGTGTCTGTGGGTGACGGTTCGGGGACGGCCGCCAGCATGGGCGCGGGGCCGACCGAGATGGCAGCGGCGTAGACCTTGCCCAGAGCCTTGAGCCATCCCTTCTTGCCGTGCCGCGCCCGAGCGGCAATGGCGAGCTGGCGGCCTAGCCCGGCCCGCAGCGACGGGTTGACGAGCAGGGCTTCGATGCGGGCCCGGTAGGTCTCCACGGTGTGGCAGCGCGACGGCGGTCCAATCTCGTCGGGGTAGTAGAACCGTTCGGCTTCGGGGTCGGGGCAGAACTGCACGACCGGCACACCGCGCACCGCCATCTCCATGGCCGAGGTCGCCCCTGAGCACGGCCAGGAGTCGAGATAGACGTCCGCGGCCGCCCAGAACCCCTCCAGCGACGGCACCCGCCCGACGGCTACCACCTGCGGGTGCGACGCCCACATGCCGTCCGATTGCGGGCCCACGGCAATGAGGAGAGCGTCGGGGTCCGCGTCGAGCACCGGCGCGAGCACCTCCACGATGCCGGGGCCGTCGGTGAGGTACTTGTAGGCATCGCCAACGGTGAGCAGCACCTTGGCGTCCTCGGCGATCCCGAGGGCAGCCCTGGCCTCAGATTTAGCCGCCGGGCTAAACGGGCGTGAATCGTCGGCGGGGATAGGTAGGTCCACACAGCGCCTGGCTTCGATGCCCCGCCGCTCGGTGGCGACCCGCCGCCCCTCGGCCCGATGGCAGGCCACCACGTCCGCGATCGAGGCGCCGAGCCAGAACGCATGGTCAACATGGTCAGCCACGATCACCGACGGCCTGCCCTCCCAGGCGGCGAAGGCGAGCATCGGCACCACGTCGTAGGGATGGGCGAAGGAGACGACCAGATCGGCGCGCGAGGCCAACTGCCGCAGGCGAGCGGCCCGGGTGAGCATCGGGCCCTCGAGGCTTCGCACGTCGTAACGCATGAGCCCCTCGGGGATGCCGCCGCCGCGCTGATTCGTAAGGGCGAAGGCATGGGCATGGGCCGTGTCCCATTCGGCCCACCGCCTGGCGTAGCGGGTGTGCCCTCCCGTGCTGTAGGCCTGTGTGAGGACATGGAGGACCCGCTGGGGCGGGGAGCCGACGGCGTTGCCAACGGGCTCCAGCGAGCCCGACAGGCCCCTCAGAACAGCCTCTAGGCGCGGGCTGACATAGCGGCCCGGGTGATTGAACCATGCGAAGTGGGCGGCGACCTGCGCCACCGCGGCCGCCGCCTCAGATTGGCTGGCCCCTGCCAGCCGCTCGGCGTCAGCCTCCAGCCGCTCCAGGACCGCCGCCGATTCGGCGATCGCAGCCGCGTGATCGGTCACCGGAAGGACCGGACGGCTTCGATCACGGCGTCCACGTCCTCGTCGCTCATGTGCGGGCCGATGGGCAGGCTCAGCACCTCCTTGCCCAGCTCATCAGCGTTGGGCAGGTAGGCCGGGCGCGCCTTGGCGTAGGCCCGCTGGCGGTGCGGCGGCACCGGGTAGTGCACCGCCGTCTCCACCCCCCATCCGCTCAGATGCAGGGCCAGGGCATCGCGCCGGAACGAGCGCACGACATAGAGGTGCCAGACGGAACGCCCCACCTCGCCAGGGACGATCAGCCCCGAGATGCCCTGGAAAGCGGCTGTGTAGCGGCCCGCGATCTCCTTCCGGCGCCGGTTCCACTCGGTCAGGTGCGGAAGTTTGACCCGCAGGACGGCGGCCTGCAGCTCGTCCAGCCGACTGTTGATGCCCTGGTCATCGTTGCGGTAGCGGCTCACGCGCCCATAGTTGGCCAGTCGCCTTACCGAGTCGGCCAGGGCCCCCTCGTCGGTGGTCACCGCGCCCCCGTCGCCGAAACAGCCGAGACATTTGGTCGGGTAGAAGCTCCAGCCGGTCATCGTGCTCGGCCCGAGGCGCGCCCCGTGGGCTTGGGCCGCGTCGTCCACCACGGCCAGCCCGTAGGCATCGGCAACGGCCATGATGGCAGCGAGATCGGCAGGCTGGCCATAGAGGTGCACGGGCATGATCGCCCGCGTCTGTGGGGTGATGGCTGCCTCGATGCGCTCGGGGTCGATGTTGAACGACCACAAGTCGGGCTCGACCGGGACCGGTACGGCCCCGGTGCGCGACACGGCCAGCCAAGTGGCGATGTAGGTGTTCGAAGGCACGATCACCTCGTCGCCCGTGCCGATCCCGAGGGCCAGGAGGCACAGCGTCAGGGCGTCAAGCCCGTTGCCCACACCCACGCAGTGCCGGGCGCCGGTGAAGGCCGCGTATTCCTGCTCGAACGCCGCCACCTGCTCGCCGAGGATGTAGGAGCCGCTGGCCAGCACATCAGCCACGGCCCGGTCGATCTCGCCCTGCAGTGCCCGGTAGGTGGCGCCCACGTCGAGGAAGGGGACGCGCACGGTCAGCGTGGTCATGCGTTCACGAATTCGCCGTAGTCGCGGAAGTAGTCATCGGGGTCGTAGAGGCCCGAGCACAGCACTAGGCACACCGAGCCCGACGAGAAGTTGTAGATATCCCGCCAGATCATCCCGGGCACGTACAGGCCGCGATAGGAGCGGCGCAGAGTGACGGTCTTCGTGGATTGCCCATCGTCGAGCTGCACATCGAAACTGCCGCTCACGGCGACGATCAACTGCTCCAGTTCCTTGTTGGCGTGCCCAGCCCGGCTCTCGCCGCCGGGCACGTCATATAACCAGAACGCACGGCGTATCTCAAAGGGCACATGCCTACCGCCTTCGACGAAGGACAGATTGCCCCGCGGGTCGGCGATCTTCGGCAGGTTGACGAGGCGGCAGTCGTCAACGGTCGGCCTGTTCGTGGTGGTCATAGGCAACAGAGGTTAGGATTACGGAGCATGACGGGCGGTGACCATCATCTGGCCCTGTTCAACCGCGAGGCCTATCACGCCCGCAACCTCACCTGCGGCTCCCGCTTCCAGGCATTCGAGGCGCCTCACGCCCGGCTCAGCGGCATCCGGCCCATCGGCACGGTGACCGGGGTGCTGACCGCCGAGGGGTTCGATTCGGGCTGGTCGGCGCCCTTCGGTGGCCCCGACTTCGTCCGCGAGCCCGAGACCGTGGGCAATGTCGTCTCCCTGGTCGATGACCTCATGGACTGGGCGCGGCTCAACCAGTGGCCGAGCGTGCGCATCCGGTGCAAGCCAGCGTTCTACAGCCGCAACGAGACGGCGCTGCAGTTCGCCCTGCTCAATGCCGGGTTCTGGGTCGAGACGTGCGATCTGAACCACCACATTGATCTCGCGGTCCTTGAGACGTTCGCCGACTACATCGTCTCCCTCAAACGCGAGGCACGAAAGGCCCTGCTGCGCTCTCACCGCGAGCCCTTCGCCTTCTTCGAGGCCATCGGTGACGAGGAATGGGAACGGGCCTACGACGTGCTGGAGACCAACCGGGCACGCAAAGGGCGCCAGCTCCTGCTCAGCCGCGAATACGTGCTGCGCATGCGCGACACGTTCCCCGGCGACGTGCACATGTTCACCGTCGTGCATGGTCTCAAGCGATGCGCGGCGGCGCTGGTCTACCGCGTGCTGCCCCAGCGCTTCCTCGTCGTGTACTGGGGCGACGATGCCACCGACCTACCGTGCTCGCCGATGAACCATCTGGCCTACAAGCTCGTGCAGTGGGGCCTCGAACAGGGCGCCCTCACGATCGACCTCGGCCGGTCCAGCAAGGACGGCGTGGCCGATGCTGGGCTCGTGCAGTTCAAGCAGAGCGTGGGCGCCCGCCAGTCCCTACGCCTTGATCTGGTGTGGCGGCCATGACGGATCCCGCTAGCACGGCGAGACGCCGAGGTACGACCCTTAGTCCTGCGGAGTTGTTTGTGCTCGATCAGTGGGGTCGCCAGCTTCGTGATGCCTTCGAGCAGACGCCCTACCTCGTCGGTTCCGTCGAGCGCGGTGGCGATTGGCGTGACGTTGACGTGCGCATGCTCTTGCCTTGGGCAGAGGACGTGATGTCGCCATTCGCCGTTTATACGCTGAATGTGGCTATCAGCCTGTGGGGCCGTCATGTCACCGGTCTGCCGATTGATTTTCAGATGCAGGGCGAAGAGGCGTTCCACAGTTATGACGGCGAGACACGCAACCCATTGGGCGGCCGGTCCAAGACGAAGTATGACGGCGTGACGAAGTTCGCTCTCGGTTTACCCAGCGGGGATCGGCCATGACGGACTATTCGGACTCCTACGACCCCGATACCGACTTCGACCGCTTCTACACCATCGCCACCGGTGAGGCCATCGCTGAGCACCTCGGGCCGCGTGACCGCGTGCTGGAGATGGGCTGCGCCACGGGGCTCATGTCGTCGCTGTTCGTCGCGGCCGGGGCCACCGTGGTCGGCGTCGACCGCTCGGAGGCCTACCTGGCCCGGGCCCGAGCGCGGCACCTGATCAGTGCCTCGTTCGTCCAGGACAACGTCTCCCATTTCCGCAGCGGCGTGCCGTATGACCACGTCGTGGTGACCAACGTGATCCACGAACTGGAGCACCCCGGCCAGTTCCTGCGCCACTGCCATCACCTGCTGCGCCACGACGGGATGCTGCACCTCGCCTCGCAGAACCCGGAATCGGTGCATCGCCTCGTCGCCTTGGACCTCGGGCTGATCTGCGACTGCTCTGAGGTGAGCGAGCGCGGTCGGCAATGGGGAACGGTCCGGCTCTACACCGCCTTTGAACTGGAGGCGCTGGCCGTGAATGCGGGGTTCAGCCTCATCGGACGCCAGGGCATCGTGTTCAAGCCGTTGCCCAACGACGAGATGGCCAGACTGCCCGTCGAAGTGCTCGAAGGCTTCCGCCTGGTCGCCCACCGCTTCCCCGACAACTGCGCCGTGAACTACCTGACCTTCCGGGCATGACCATCGTCGCCGGTGACACCGTGGCCGCCCTGGTGGCAGCCGACGCGCTCGCAGAACGGGGCGAGCCCGTCACGCTCTACCTGCCGGAGCGTGGCATTGGCGGTGGCTTCGAGCCCATGCGCCTCGGGCCGTGGGACCTGCAGTTCGGGCTGCGCCTGTTGGAGACCTCCTACGGGCCCGAGGAGGCACCCGACGAACCGCCCATCTCGGCCTATGTGCCGGGCATGAGCGGTCACCGTCCCCACATCGCCCACGTCCGGGCCTTCTACCGTTCCCTGCTCGGCGATGACCTTGTAGAAGCCGGACGCCCGGAGATGTTCGTCAACGGCCGGCGCGCGCCCGACATCTACCTCACCGTGGACCTCACCCGCCTGCGGGGGGCGCTCACCGATGAGCAGGCCAGGCTCATCGCCAAAGAAGCCGACAGTGGCCGCACCCTTGCCGATCTCTGGGGTCGGTCCCTGGCAGCGGCGTCCCTTAGCCAGCATGGTCCGACGTTCCACGAGCTGCTCATAGAGCCGTTCTGTCTGAAGGTCTATCGCTGGGGTTCCGAGGGCGTACTTGCCACCATGCGCCGCAAGTTGTGGATGCCGCTGTTCCACAGCGAGACGGTCTGGGAAGCGGCATCGAACAACGCCGTCACCTATCGACCGCGGCGCCCGTTCCACACCGTCAAGGGCGATGGCGTGGTCAAGCGCCTGCTGGATCGGCTCCAGAGCCGTGCAGAGGTCATCAGGACGCCACCGCTCGTCATGCTCGATCGTGGATTTCTCCGCTTCGAGGAAGCCCGGCAGAGGCGTCTAGAGGTGCGCCTGCCAGAAGGCTCGGTGATCGGCTTCGGCCCGGAGACGCTGTTCACCGCTGCCGGCACGCCCATGCGATTGGAGCGGGTGCCGCTGACGGTCTGTTGGGTGTCGGTGGCCGAGCGCGACATCCTCTCGCTGCCCTCAACCGTGATGGTGCCCGATCCTTCCGTGACCGCCTTCCGGGTCAACGACGGAGGCGCCCACGAGGACGAACGGCTGATCAGCATCGAAGGCGCACGGCTGGCCCACGCCCAGGCCGATCTGGAGCGACTGGGCATCGTGCGCGAGCGGGCCTGCCTGGGGCCGGTGCACGAGATGCACGCCCCCGGTTTCGCCGCGCCCACAGCCGGCAACCGCTGCCGCTTCGCCGCCGCCCGCACCGAAGCCATGCCGATCCTGGAGGATGTGACCGTGATCGGCGGGGCCATGGCGTTCGGCGCCGACAGCCTCAACGAGCAGGTCGCCCAGGGCCTGTGGGCAGCGGAGCAGGTATGACCGATCTCGACGACTTCGCCCGTGGGTACTACCTCAACACGTCAGTGCCGGACATCGCTATTGAGGAGTCCATGCAGCTCGCCAGCCTGCCCACGGTGCTCGACGCCCTCAGGCCAGCAGAGCGGGTGCTGGAGATGGGCTACGGCACCGGAGCGGTCACTGCCGCGTTGATCGAGCGAGGCCTCAGCGTGGAGGTGGTCGAAGGGTCGGAGGCGCTGTGCGCTGAGGCGGCCGAGCGCCATCCCGGGCTCGTCGTGCACCACTCCCTGTTCGAGGACTTCACCCCGGCCGAGCCCTATGACGGCGTGCTCTGCCTGCATGTGCTGGAGCACGTCGAGCACCCGATCACGATGCTGCAGGCCGTGCGTTCGTGGCTGAAGCCATACGGGACCATCGTGGTCGTTGTCCCCAACGCCGAATCACTGCACCGGCGCCTGGCGGTGAGGATGGGCTTGCAGCCACGTCTCGACACACTCTCGGACCGGGACAGGCTCGTAGGCCATCGGCGGGTCTACACGCGCGACGAGCTACATGCCGATCTATGGACCGCGGGGTTCCGGCTTGGGCGATGCTTCGGCTACTTCCTCAAGGTCGTGCCGAATTCGATGATGCTCGAATGGGACCCGCGGCTGATCGACGCGTTGAGCGCCATCTCCGAGGAGCTACCGCCGCACCTGCTCGCCAACATCGGCGTCGCCGCGCACCGTTCCTGACCACTTGGCGCGGAACCGGGCATCGGCGCGCAGATAGGCGTCCACGTCGCCATAGCCGCCACGGGTGCGGTGGTCCACCCACACTGGCGCCACGACCACCCGCAGCCCGGCCGCCCTCACCTGCAGGCACAGGTCCAAGTCGTAGCCGTGGAAGGCGTCGTAGCACTCGTCGTAACGGATGCCGGCGTCAAGGGCTCGACGGCCGATGACGTGGAGCAGCCCGTCGCACACGTCCACATCGGCGTCGCCCCAGCCGAAGTCAATGCGTCCTCGTGTCTCGTCTACCGCGCCCCGCTTGACCGCGGCGTCCCACCAGTTGAGCCCGGGTGGCCGCACGGCGCCGATCACGCCGATCAGGCCCACCCGTTGCTCGCGCAGGTGCGCTCCGATCATCGGCTCGAACTCGGGATCACGGATGATCACGTCCTCGTGCAGCACCACCAGGCCGTCCACCGATGGGTCGGCCGCGTAGCGTTCGAGGACCGGGTTCAGCCCGCTCGCCGCAGAGGCCGCGCCTTCAACCGTGACGGCGGTGGCGTGCTCGGGGATGTGCGCCCCCGCCACCGACGCGTACCGCTCGGCGTCAGCGACGAGGGAGACGTAGACAAGGCGCACAGCCTCAGGCTACGCCGCTGAAGGGCTAGGCCCCAGTGGCGCCCGTCGGGCCGACGTGACCGGTAGGGCCCGTGGCGCCCGTGTGGCCCGTCGCTCCCGTGCCAGCGGTCGCACCGGTGGTGCCGGTCGCTCCACCAGCCGGACCGGTCGGCGCGATGGCACGCCAGGTGCCTGTCGCGGCGTGCCAGGCCGGGATGTAGCCATCCGACGGCGGATAGGCCGGGTCGATGAGGACTGGGTCGGGATATTCGCCCATGGGATCGCCCTATCAGCCGGTGGCGCCGGTGGGCCCGGTGGCGCCCGTCGCTCCGGTAGGGCCTGTCGCTCCCGTTGCACCCGCATGGCCCGTTGCCCCCGTTGCGCCAGTCGCGCCGGTGGCACCGGTCAGCCCGGTCGGTGAGGACGCCCGCCAGGTGTTGGTCGCCGCGTGGTAGACGGGGATGTACCCGTCCGCTGGCGCGTAGGCCACGTCCACGACAACTGGGTTCGGGAACTCGGTCGCTGACATGGGATCCTCCTACGGGACCTGGAACCCGGCCTGGAGCGGGGACGGGAGTTGGAAATCGAACATCGCGTCGAAGACCTTGGTGGTGTCCACGGCCGTGCCGCCCGAGACGCCCGAGGTCGTCCAGTCGTTGCGCGGTCCGGTGCCGAAGAGCGGGTTCTCGATCGCCCACCCCGTGAACATGTTGGTGAATTCCTTGTCCTCGATGTCGATATCGGCGTGGTACATGAAGCACCGGAAGGCGCCGAAGCGGATCCATGCCGAGGACGGGAGGCCGGTCGGGGTGCCACCGGCGCTCGGGTAGGGCGTGGTGCCCTGGTAGCCGGTGCAGCGCACGATCGCCTTCATCCAGATTTCGATTGAGACGCCGTTGGTGTTGGGCGTGCAGATGAGCTGCGGCCACTGGTAGCCGATCGAGCGGGCAGCGAGCGTGCCGAGTGTGTAGGACCCCGGACCGGTCGAACCGGTCGCCGCCGCGCTCATCACCGCGCCAGTCGTGCCGAGGATCTCTGTGATGTAGGTGTTCGCTGGCACATCGGCACCGGTGATCGTGCGGCCCACGTCGGTGGACACGAAGGACGCCGACGAGGCCGACGTGATGGTCGTCGAGTTGGTAACGACCACGCCATCAGTGAAGGTGCGCCCCGACGACGAGCCGGCGGTGAGCAGCGTGCCGTTGCCGAGAATGGACATCTTGTCCAGGTCGAAGTCGGCGAGGTCGAGCGTGACATCCCAGCGCTTGTAGTAGTTGAAGTCCTTGTAGGAGATGATCGGCACGCCGCATGCGCTCTTGGGCGTGATCTCGACGCCTTCCTCCATCACCGGCTTGGCGGTGAACTTCAGGAACGGCTTGTCGTCCTGCACGTAGCTCGTCGAGCCGATGACGGGGGTGCCATTGGCCTGCAGTTGCGTGATGGCGATCGCGCACCCTTGGATCGGGATTGCGCCAGCGTTGGCCATGGCCGTTCCTTTCTATGCCGTGCCGGTGTCGACGAGGACGGCGGCTCTGAGCAACTGGTTCGTAAGCACGGCCCAGCTCCGCTCCACGCGGATCTCGGCGAGGTTGTCGAGTGGCACGTCGGGTGAGCCCTGGCGGAAGTCCCACGGGTAGATCTGGGCCGCGCCTGCGCAGGTGTAGAGCCAGTCGGTCGCGTAGGCCCACTGGTAGCGGTTGCCGCCGATGTGGGCCTGCGACGCGCCGATGGTGATCGTGACCCCGGACTCCGATGCCGTGGCCGCGGCCGAGATGATCACGGTTGTGGAGTTGGTGACGCTCACGATGTAGGCGCCAGCCGGGATCTTTCCGTCGGCAGCGGAGATGGATGAGCCGATGTCGAAGTTCGTGAAGTTGGCGGTGGCGCTCGTGACGGTGGTGGTCGACGCCAGCACACCGTCTGTGACCGTGCGCGAGGCCACGTCGGGACCGGTGCCCGGGTAGCCGTAGCCCGCCAGGATCAGGTTGTGGTTGACCGTGTAGACGTGGCCGTCGGAGTCCCGCAGGTACGAGTACACCGACGCCCAGCGCTGCACGAGGTACGGCGTGGCGTGGATGACACCGGTGCCCGCGTCTGCGTCTGCGATTGACTGGTCAAGCGCGGCCAACGACGCACCGAGCCCGACCGCGGTCCCAAGCGTGGTCCCTGACGCGGCGGTGGGGTTGGGCCAACCCGTGACCGTGCGGTGCGGTGATGTGGTCGGCGTGCTGGGCGATGCGGAGAGGTGGTAGTTCGTCGGGATGCTGCTCCCGCTCCAGAACTCCTGCTCCACGTCCCACGACTCGTGGTTCTGCAGCGCCCGCAGGGCACGGCGCGACCGTGAGGCGAAGTCGGTGTTGGGCCAGCCGAACAGCGACCGCGAATCAAGGGCGACCACCTGGAAGGGGTCGTACCACGCGAACGCCGTCTGATTGGGCCCGACCGTCTTGATCGCGCCGACGGTGGGGTTGGTGATGGCCGGGTCGCCGTCGGGGGCGAAGATCGACATGCCAGCCGACTGGGATAACTCGGGCAGGTACTGGAACCCGTGCTCCCAGCGCTGCACCTCGGCCAGGCGCTTGTTGACCGCCGACAGCCACGCCTCGCCCTCCTGGACGCGGTTCTGCGCGGCCTCTGTGGCCTGCTGGCGCTCCAGCGTGTCGATCGACTCGTCGGCATCCATGGGCGCTTCGAGGGCGCTCAGGTCGCTTTGTGCCGACAGGACCATCTCGGCCGCCTGCTGCTGCTGCCCAATCAGGTCGTCGATGTCCACCAACGGCGATGCCAACGACAGCAACGAGAGGGGCGGCAGTTTGAGCGGCGGTCCCGGGTCCAGGGTGTAATCGACCCCAACGACGCTCGACATGGTCGGCCCGCTCATGGCCGTCTCCTACACTTGCTATAATGGGAGGGCCGGGCGGTGTTTGCGCACCCCCGGCCCCGGCCGAACCTGTGAGGAGGTCCGACATGAGTCAGCGTAACGAGGTTCTCGGCAAGGCCTGCGCCGTCATTGAGGATGGCGTCGTCTGTGGACGAGCAGCCAACGGCACCGGCGCCGAAGGCGAGCCGCTCTGCGGGAAGCATGCCCGTCGCTACCACCGATGGGGTGATCCCCTGGTGGTCAAGCAACGCGGGCGCAAACCGGAGCCGGTCCCAGTGCGAAAGATCCGAGCATCTTTCGTGATGCCGAGCGCGGCCGAAATCGCTTGGGCGGCCGCGCTCTTCGAGGGAGAGGGATGTTTCTCTAGGAGCCCTGGCCGCGGTGGGCCAACGGCGACACTGGCGATGACCGACTACGACGTAGTCGAGCGCTTCGCTGCCATCGTGCAGGTCGGCAGCATCACTGGACCGAAGGAACGGCCCGGTGGCCGCAAACCGATCCTGATCTGGCAGGTCGGCAGTCACGAAGAGTTCCAGCACATCGTCTGCCTTTTCTGGGCATGGCTTGGCGCCCGGCGCAAGGAACGGGCGCACGAACTGCTCACTGCATTCCTCCAACATGGCCCGCGCGTTCAGGGCTCCAGTTCCCGATGGGTGCACGAGACGCCCGCCTGGCAGATGTTCGGCAAGCGGCTTCGTGACCTCACGCCGGAGGAAAGAAGAACCTTCGACCGAGCCAAGTCCCAAGCCCAGCGCGACCGGCAGCGACTCCTCGATGGCCGGGAGACCACCGAGGAGTACTACCGAGGAACGCTGGCCTTTCGCCTCTTCGGCAAACGCAGCCGTGACCTGACGCCCGATGAGGCGCGCGAGTACCGACGGGTGCAGGCCGCAGAGAGCCGAGCGAGGCGAAAGGGACAAGGCGACGACTCCTAGAGCCCGTTGCCGGCCCCAAGAGTGACCGACACGGCGGCGCCGTAGCTGCCGTCTGCCGCAACCGTGTGCTCTCCCCGCAGCGTGCGAGTTCCCACGAAAGCGGGAGTCTCCCACACTTCAGAGAATTGACGGTATCGGTTCTGTGAATTGAGTATGCTATCCCGAACTAGGCCCAAATTCAGTTCCCCGGTGGTCAGCCCGAGCCACGTCCCCTCGGCCCACATGAACGAGATCACCTGCGTGCGGAACGAGGTGGTCGCGCCAGTGCCCGGGTAGTCGGGGATGGCGATCGGCGTCCCGAGCGTGGTCCCGTTGCCCGTCGCCCCCGAGAAGCCGGTGGTGACGAAGAGCTGCGAGATGTCCGTCGGGCCGTCCTGGTAGAGGCTGAGCATGAAGTGGTTGTCGGCCAGCCACCCGGCGATCTCGTCGTCGGAGAGGCCCCAGGCGTCGCCGCCACCGATGAACGAGGCGATGTAGTCGCCCCGCATGGCGTTGATCGCCCACGCCGGCAGCAGCACCCGCAGCACGGCGCTCGGGTCCATACGCTCGGAGTTGCGGTACACCGCTCCCATGTGGCCCAACTGGGCGAGCAGTTGGCGTGCCGTGCCGAACGTCTTGGCCCCGGTGAACAGCGTCGAGTAGAGGCTGATGAGGTTCAGCATCTGCGTGTCCGCGGTCCGGGCGGCCAGCGCGTCGGCGACGCGGATGTTGGCCTCCACCTGCTCGGGGAAGGTGCGCCCGGTCAGGTTGCCGAACTGCAGCGACGTGTAGACCGAATAGACGTCGTACTCGTTCTGCGTGCCGACGGGCACGTCGTAGGTGTACTTGATCACGTTCGGCGGCCCTGCGGCGTCCTGGGCGGCGGTGACGACACCAACGGCAGGCCCGAGGTTGTAAGGGTTGCGCCGCTGGATCACGAAGGTCACGCCCGTGGTGGTCGTGAGCGTGGCCGCCGACAGGACCACCGTCGTCGAGTTGGTGACGCTGGCGATGATCGTGCCCTCGGCGAAGATCGTCGGCGAGCCGGAGATGTACGAGCCGGCATCGGCGGCGGTGAAGGTGGCCGTGGCTGACACCAGCGAGGTATCGGTGTTGGTCACACCGTCGGTGTACTGCCCGGGCGTGGTGGCCGCCGCGATCGTGCCGATGGAGGGAGGCAGCGTGAGCTTGATCCCGCCTCGTTCGGCCACGAAGGTCGGCAACGCCGCCTGCACAGGGCGTGCGCCCTGGGCGATGACGAGCTGGTTGTAGTACGGCTCGACCGGTGCGGCCAACCCGCCGGATGCGACCAGGCCCTCTCCGACGTGCACGACACCGCCGCGCCCGATGGGGGCCTCACGGCCGGTCCACGGGTTGACGCCAACGGCCTCGGGGCCGATGACCGACAGCACCTTGCGGCGCAGTTCCCGGCCGTCGGTGATACCGCGCAGGTCCATCTCCGGCGGCACCCGGTCGAGCTTGATCGAGGCCAACTTGACCTGCTCGTTGTCCACACCGGATGCCCGCCCGATGGCGAGAGCCTTCTCGGTGAAGATGTCCACGAGCTGGTCCATGGTCTGGATCTCGCCGCCGAGGCCGACCGCGGACGAGTCGGTGGCTGAGACGACCTTGGCTGTGAACCGGCTGCGCTCGGCGCCGTTGGCTGGCGCCGGGGCGAGGTGGTCGGGGCGATAGCCACCGAGGTCACGGGCCCGCATGCGGGTGATCGTGACGCCAGGGGCCGGCTCGGTGACCGGGGCAGCCTGGGCGATGGCAGCGGTGACGGCGGGCACGATGGCCCGTGCCGCGGCTTCGGCACCGGCGGTGACGGCGGCCACGAGGTCTTCGCGGCTGAACGCCGTGCCCTCGGGGATGGTCTCGCCCGCACCGGGCTCGGGGGTGATCTCGGCGCGCAGGGCGGCCAGTTGGGCCTCCCGCTCGGCGGCGAGCGCGGCCGCGGCCTCATCGGCTGCGGCCTGGGCGGCCAGTTCCTCGGCCGTGGGCTCAGGGACGGGCTCGGCGGCCATACGGCGCTCGGCCTCGTCGCGCAGGGCACGAACGTGCTCGGCGAGGGCCACGGCGTCGCCCACCGGGCGGGACGGGTCGGCTTCGATGGCGGCGAACTCGGCGAGGTACGCCTGCTCCATCGCGTACAGGTCGGCATCGGCGATCGCTCCGAGGGCGCCGTCGGTGGGCCATTCGGGCAGCCCCTCGGCCACCAGGCTGGTCATCGAGCCATCGGCGGCGAACGCAGCGAATCGGTTGATGTGCAGTGCGTCCACGGGTTGTCCTCCGGTTCTGGGCGCGGTCGGAACGGGATGCGCCTGCCTGTGGCGGCGTCGGCTCGTCCACCCGGCACCTATGGACCGGAGGTGCTGCGACCGTCCAACTACGTCGGGCGGTCCCTCAGATAGATACCACAACGCGTCAATGGCGCGGAGTGATCAGGTATCGGGATCGAACCGCCCGGCGGGCACATTGAGGTGCCGGGTGAGGGCCGTGACGTGGCGGTGCACCTCCGCGATCTGGTCGGTATTGGCCTGCACGGCCTTGGTGAGGGTCGTATTGACCGCCAGTTCCGCCGCGATCCCGTCGGTGTTGTTCTTGGTGGCCACGGCGATTTCGGCCGCGATCTGCTCGCCCCGGCGGTTGGCGATCAGGAGCACGAAGCACTGCAGCCCGGCCAAGGTCGAGAGGCAGAGGTTCAGGAGGATCCAGGGATATGGATCGAAGTGGTGGCTACGCCCCGCAAGGTGGCTATTGAGCACCATCCACCCGGCAATGAATGCCGCCATGAACCCGAGCGCGGCCCAGGTCGCCAGCGCGCCCTTCATCACGTCGGCCGCCCGCTCGCCCCGGGTCAGTTGGTCGGGTCGCCGGACGGCCGGATGGGGATGAGGCCGGTGCAGTTTCACGAGGCTGGGGCCTTGCGCAGGCTGACCACGAACGTCCCCACGCCGGTCAGGGTGGCGACCACGCCGCAGACACAGGTCACTAGAGCGATCGTGTTCTGCGGGTCCGTGGGGGCCGCGTGCACCGTCGCCGGCTGGGCGCCGACCGTGGCCGTCTGGACCACGGTGCGGTAGGTGTGGTGGGCGTGGGCCAGGAGGCCGAGCGTGATCCCGAGGGCGCCGAGCAGCAGCAACGGGAGCCCGATCGCCGCCACCTTGCGCAGCGGCCAGTGACGGGGCTCACTGACTGCCCGGGTGGCGACGGCGCGCAAGGGGGTCACGACAGGCTGAAGGTCAGACCGGTCAGCGGGAATGTGGTCGCACCGTTCGTGCCCACGACCTCCACGCCGTACTCCAGATTGGTCGGGATGTCGGTGGCCTTGGCGTAGCCGTGGGCGACCTCCCACTGGTAGGCAGCGAGGATGTCCACGGAGCCCGAGGCGACCTGCGTGTCCCTGAAGAACAGCAGCTCGCCGCCGTTGTCGAGGAAGTGGTAGGGCACGCCATCGAGCGTCACGGCGATGGTCGCCTGTCCTGGCCAGTAGCCCGGGTCGCCGACCCACTGGTTCCAGATCATCGTTTCATTCGTCCAGTTGTTCGTCCACAGGTCGTAGCCCGCGTCCCACGACAAGCCGGTCGTGGTGGGGAACGCCTCGGAGAACGTCGAAGTGATGCTGGCGAACTGCGAGATGGTCTTGGTCGTGTGGCCCCCACCGCCGCCGCCGACGAAATACTCGGTGTCGGGATAGGTCTCAACCGCGCCTTGCTGATCGGTCTGGTTGGACACCGCGTACCAAGACGACGCGCTGCACACGTTGATCGTCTGCGGGCCGTGGCTGCCCGACCAGGCGTCGTTGTTCACCCACCAGTACCCGGCGCTGTCGGTGTTGTCGGTGGCCTGAGCGTCGCTGCTCGACCACACCGGGCTCGTACAGGTGCCACTGGTCGGGACCGTCGTGGTGGTGGCCGGAACGGTGGTCGTCGTGGTCGCGGGCACGGTCGTCGTGCCGCCGGGCAACGTCGTGGTTGTCGCTGGCCGAGTCGTGGTGGGAGCCACCGTTGTGGTGGTCGCGGGCGCCGTCGTGGTCGTCGCCGGGACGGCGCAAACGAGGTGGACCTCATTGGAGGCGATCTGCGAGGAGGTCAGCTTGTTCGGGCAAAAGACGTTCCACACCGCGCCTGCAGCCATGTACCTATTGGCGGCATTTGCGGAAAGAGATACGCCGACAACGGTGCCTGACACAGCCGGGACGGGCGGCTTTCCCTTCGTGCCCCCCGAGCAGGCAGAGAGGACGAGCACAGCGGCAATGGCGGCCAGTAGGAATCTGCGCAAGGGAGGGCTCCTCGCTCCGAAGGGGGCGCCGCAACGCTATGCGGGGCGCACGAGAGGGGGTGTGATGGCCTAACCCGTGGCCCCCATCGCGACCGCTGCCACCACCGATAGCCCAGCCGCCACCGCCAGTACGGCGAAGGTCTTGACGATCGATGGCCACCAGGCGCCGGGGCGCAGATGGGCAACAGTGGCGCCCACGCACACCGTGATCACGATGCAGAACACCAGCCCGGCACGGCGGTCGAAGATGAACCCGGCGATCGGCAGGAACGACCCGACCAAGGTAGCGCCGCCCATGTATGCCGCCCGCACGATCCGCCCATCGGCCTCCTCGTCGCTCAGGGCCTCACCGCCGGCCATGGACACCGCCGCGGCGATGGCGAGCCCGAGCCCGGTGATCAGCACCGTCTTGGCCCGGGCGTTGGCGAGGTAGGCGCCGGCCATCACGCCGAGGGCACTGGTCAGGCCATCAAGCCCGCCAAACACGATTTCATCGCGGTTAGAGGTCACGCCTTTGACGAGATAAGGCGACAGGGGATTTCGGCGTTCTCATCGATTATGTAACTGGCGCAAATGCGATGGTAGCCGTCGGCAATAAGCAGCAATGACCCGACCGATGTGTCGTCGCGCACAATGAGGACGGGCGACAACTTCGTCCCTCCCGCCACCTTGGCGAGGTCTTTGGCGACGTGCACATTCGTCTTGGGCAACGCGGCCAAGCCGGACGCCCTGAGTAGGTCTTTGGCCTTACGGTGGCTGAGCGGCGCCTTCTTCAGCGCCCTGACCGCGGCCTTGGCCTGCTTGGCAGGCATCATCAGGGTCAGGTAGTCGAGAGCGGCCGGATAATCGTGGGCTTCGGGCTCCGAGGCCCAGTGCTCAACGGGTTGAGTGGGCATGGCCGCGAAGGGTAACGGCAGCTTGTCGCCCGGTGACGGATCAGGCAGCCTGCTTCTCAGGCACCCCGGCCCACACCAACCTATTGGGAGTCGGCCCAGCTCGTCGGCGTGCGCCTGGCAGCATTCGGCCTTGCGGGCGGGGATGCGATGGTCGTCCGCGTCGTGAGGGATAGGCGGATTCCCTGCCTCATCGACGCGGTCGTTATCGCTCATTCCTCGGCCACCGCCTGCCAGCCATCCTCGGCCTCGGTATCGGTCATCGCCACCACCGAACAGACCAGGCCCCGCTCGCCGTCGACCTCGGAGAAATGCGCCGAGGGGATGACCCACCGCATCGGTCGCCCGCAAGACGAGCACCTCAGCTTGACCTTGGCCGCCCGGTCGATGACCACGCCCGCGTCATTGCGGGTGACGGCGTAGAACACCTGCTGCGTGACGCCGGTGTGCTCGCACGGTGGGCGCAGGGTGGGCATCAACGCGCCCTTACCCGTCACCCGCGTTTCGATGGTCACGTTGCCGTCGTCCACGCCCGGGTCGGCCTCCTCATGGCAGATCGAGCACCGGTGCTTGCCGTCGTCCTCCAACAGGATGAGCCCGACGTGACCGTAGCCCTCTGGGTCGCAGGTGGTGATCACGTCCACTTCGACGCCTGCGCCGGTGTTCACGCGGCCATCCTTACCACTGTGAAGGCGCCTACAGCAACAACCTGGGCTGGACGAAGTCGTCGCCGTAGCGGGCCAGGATCTCCCGAGCCCACGCGACCAGATCCTCTACCCGCTGACCAGCCGGATGCGATCTTGACCACAACTCCAAGTTCTGCGGGCGGTTATCGGCTTTCTGGCCATTGATGTGGTGGACTTCTTCACCGACCATTAGCGGCCGGCCGAGCATTTCCTCCATGACCCAACAATGCTCAGGCCTCGACCGACCTTTGCCCCGTCGGACCATTCGATAACCCTTCTTGTTGATCCAACCCTCGCCAGCCTTTGCATGGAAACGGCCTGCTAGCGGATCACCGTGGGCTTGATAATGCCAGTGATGCACACGGCACCAGCCGTGGGCTTCAACGATCGAGTCGCATCCTTCGATCTTGCAGATAGAGGGGCCCTTCGACCGTCGAGGCCTCGGGCTCAGATCGGTCGTCCCAGTGCTCTTGAACCTGCGGTAGTGGGGTCCGCACATACCGCGCAGGAAGGCGGGACGGCTACATCCGGCCACATTGCATGGCAAACCGAGGTTTTGCACCGTCCTTCTTACCGGGTAGGCAGGATCACCGTATTTGCGCCAACGCTGGTAATGGGCCACACACCAGGACCTCACGTAAACGGGTCTGGTGCAATCTGGCACAGAGCAGGTACCGTGAACCATGTCGTTCCTTCCACAGAGGATCGGCCAGGACCGGGGGCGTTCGCGGCGCCGCCCGGTCCATTTATATCACAGACCCGACTGAGCCCGCAATCGCTCCAGTTCGATGGGGCGTACCCGAGCCGCGAGAGACTGGTAATCGGCCCATAGAATTTCATGGGCCCGCTCCAAAGCCGCCAGTCGCTCCAACGGATCGATCCTCTGCACCACCCCTGCCGCCACAAGAGCGAGGCAGCGATCGCCGTTCATGGCCGCGATCATCGCCTCGCCATCTGCGAAAACGGGAGTCCCAGCGGCCGTCACCGCTCGGCGCGCGATCGGGAACCCGGGGGAAGGGACGCCAGCAAGCACGGCCACCAGTTCGAGGTTGCCGCCAAGGTTGCGCCAGTCCCCCGACAGGTTCGTCGCTCTGAACTCCCTGAGTTGCTCATCGGTCAGCTCCGAACGCATGGCCCCTGCGAACCAAATGCCGAAATCGTCCTCACCCACCGTCACGTCCGCAACGCATACAGCACCGTAACCGCCGTCATAGTGGGCGAGCACGTCGGGGAGCGGCGCGTACACACTGGCGTGTCCGGTCCCCATGGTCAGATTGCCCACGGGGACCTCGCTACCGTCCTCGCAGACGACAACGCCTGTGAGGAAGTAGGCGTAGTTGGTCTTGGAGCGAGGGGGCTTGCGTGGTTGGCCGTACTCGTCACGCACGCCGGCCGTATGCGCCGTCTTCCAGGCAGCAAGATGGCCCCAACAGCGCGAGCCGTCCTCGCTGACCGTGGCTGGGCACGCGTAGTCGCCAGACTTCTGGCGCACCAGACGAGGATCGCCCACATAGAACCCGGGGTTGTCGAAAGCCTTGCGAGAGGGTCTTACAGGGCCTCCAGCGGCAGTCACCGCCGGCAAGCCGGGAGGTGCCGACGCAATGGCAATGGGAGCCTCTGGGAGCGCCTGATCGGCAAGCGTGATGACGCACTGGGGATAGGCCGGGATGGGGACGATGGTCACGGCCCCGATGGTGCAGGACTGGATCCGCAGCCAGGTGTCGACCGCCACATCGTCCAGTTCCCCGAAATACCCATCGCCATCGCCGGTTGAGATCGTGACCGATACCACCTCGCCGACGAAGTCAGGCCGAGGGTCAATAGAAAGGAACCGCTGCGTCTGTTCCGCCACCATCAACTCGGCGAGCTGCCCATTCGGGTCTGACCCGAACATGCCCTCGGAGTAGATCGCACTGATAGGACCGAGCGGCACCCGTTCCATCGTGTCCACGCGGCCCGCTGTGACCGCACCCCAGTGGCCGCCCTGATCTTCGAGGAGAAGCCGGATGCTCACAGGCAGGTCAGGGAACAGGCACGCCTCCGCACACAGTTCTCGGCCATCGTCAGTGCGAATGCCCTCGACCGCGTCATAGCCGTGCCAAGCGGCAGGGACTACCTTGCCGTCCGCCCCGGTCGCCGCGGTGAGTCCCAGAGAGGCACGTAGGGCCGACCATGCCTCGATACCGCCGCGTGCCTCAAAGGCGCTCGCCACGAGAGCGGCCAACTCCGCAGGGTCGGTGATCTCATTGGACCCGTCAACCCGTCGGCGCTCCTCGATGCTCAGGTTGTGCAGCGACGGCCCTGACCGTTCCGGCAGTTCCGCCATGGCCCCGTGGGCGTGGACGTGGGTGGCGTCGCCGTTGTGGGAGTGGCTGTGGCTGTGGGTGGCGTCGCCGCCCTGCTGGCCGAACGCCGAGTGGGGATGGCTGTGGCGGCCGGTGAAGGGCGGGTGCACCGACGCGAGGGGGTCGGGGCCCATCTCGGCCTTGGCCAACGCCAACTGGGCCCGGCGCAGCGCCACGGCGGCCGCCGCGGACATCTGGTCCTCGCCGTCGTCGTCCCCGATGCCCAGTTCCTCCATCAGCTCGTCCACCGCCGCGTCGATGGCGACGATCAGGCTGGTGGCCGCCTCGGAGGCCTGGAAGCCTGGCAGCACGTCCACTGCGGCGAGGATCCTGCTCTTGGCGCTCGACTCCTTGTCGGGCAGCCACGGGGCCTTGATCGACGGGTCATCGAATTTGGCCGCCAGCTTGCGGTACCACGCTGCCACCTTGGCCTTGACCGCCGTCTCGTCGCCCCCGAGGTCGGCACCGCCGCGCGCCCCGGAAAGGACGCCGCCCACGGCGAAGATGCCCTTGGGGATGGCCTTCATCGTCCCGCCATCGTTGGCGACGAAGCCGAGCTTGAAATCTCCAAGATTGGAGGGGTCGCCGTCGGAGTCGTCTTTCCAGAAAAAGCACCGGCCCAGCTTCGTGAAATCGATCTTGTCCTTGTCACCGGAGCCATCGGAAGAAGCCCACTTCTGACAATCCTTTGCTGCCGCTGCGCCATCCCAAGCGGTATCGCGATCCGCAATCGGCCAGTCGGTGCCGCCTGAGGCCGCTGCCACCAGTGAGGCGAGGGAATGCTCACCGTGGGCGACGAGGACGTTGACCCCATCGCCATAGGCGGTCATCTCCGCAGCGGGTCGGAAGTGATCGGCTGGCACGCCCGTGTGGGCCTGCCTCCGGAACGGCCCGAAGATCGGGCGCTGCCAGCGGGACGGTCGCATCTGGCCTCCTGGGCGAGGGGTCACGCTCGGGAAGCGTACGCCGTGCGACTAGGTCAGGTCAGGAAGTGGCCCTTCCTCCGCGAGAGTCACGGTCGCTCCATAGCGGAGCTTGGCGTGCCTGACGGCCTCTATTGCCGTAGGGAACACCGCCGTCTCGCCACAGGCGTCAGTGCCCCACGCCTCGTGCATGGTTGCGAGCACTCCCGGCTGTTCGGGCGTGTGGAACACCACGATCGATGGCCGGTCGGTGGCGTGGTAGTGCTCAATCGTCCATCCTCGGAACGACGAACAGTCACGCCTGCACGGCTCAGTCATCACGCCTTCGACCGCCGCATCTTGCTCGCGCCCAGCGAGATCAGGCCCAACGCCACCAGCCCGCTACCGACCGCTGGCAGCACAGGGCTGCTCCCGGTCATCGGCAGGGCGGGACCAGCGGGTGGTTGGATGGCGAGCACGGCAGGCGCCTTGGTCGTCGTCGGAGCTTGGGTGGTCGGTGCCGCGGTCGTGGGAGGCATGGTAGTGGTCGGCTGAGGGTTGCAGGCCACCGGAGGGCCGATGCAGGTGCCCGGGCAGACCTCATCATGCGCGCAGCCCGCAGGAGGCGCCAGCGTGGTCGTGGGGCACTCGTCGTCGCAGCCGGCCGGTTGGGTGGTGGTGGTCACCTGCTCGGTCGTTGTGGTCGGCGCCTCAGTCGTTGTCGTCGGCGCGGCCGTGGTGGTGGGTGCTGCGGTGGTGGTCGTGGGGAAGTGGCAGTCGTCGCCCGAGTTGCTCACCGGGCCAGCCGAGCCGCCGCCGTCGGCTGTCCACGCCGAGGACACCGTGACCGCTACAGGCGGCCGGGAGGTGCTGAACGTGTCCGACGAGCCGCTCCAGCCCACCGTCTGGGGCGTGCCGTTGATCGTCACCGTGGCCGAGTTGGCGCCGCCCGGGAAATTGAACCAGTGGACGGTGATGGTGTCGCAGGTAATGGTGATCTGGCCGATGTGGGCAGATGCCGGGCCGGCGGTGGCGATGACCAGGCCGAGCAGTGAGAGGCCGCTGACCAGGGCCAGACGGGCGAGGGTACGGGGGAAGTGCATTGAAAGGCTCCAATCCTTGGCTGGGTGATTATGCGACTGACTTGCGCGCCATTTCCACGGCGCTTGCTGCATCGGGGCGCAGTTCGGGCAGTCGCTCCCAATGCGCGCCTTTGTGGCCGTCGTCCTCGCGCCAGACATCGACGCGTAGGCCGTCCTGGCCTTGCGGGCTCACGCGGAAGCGGTAGCCCTGGTGCTCGAATGCGAATGTGGTCACGGAGCACTGATCCTAACGATTATTAGGAATAAGTCAAGGGGTCTTACGCCGCTCGACGCCCGGGCCGAATGGCTCGCACCCGTTCGGGCAGAAGAAGACGGCGTAACCCACGGCGCCAACGTGGTCGCGCAGGGGCACACCGGTGCGGCAACCGGGGCAGATCGCCTTCGGGCCTTCCTTGAGGCAAGCGCGCTTGCCTTCGGACATATCGGTCGTGATCTGAAGTGTCATGACTCGGTCCGGTAGTGGCGGCCGGCGGGACGGGGCACGATCACGGACAGGTCCATGGGCTCCTCGGATGCCATGGCATCGTCGAGGCGCACGGACTCGGGCAGCACCGGAGCAAGGCGGTCGTCGAGCGAACCGAAGCCGCGGCTGGCGAGGTCACGCTGAGTCAGGGGGCCGTCCTGTGTGTCGAAGGACGAGTCCCGGCGGTTGAGGAATCGGGTGAGGGTCATGCCCTATCTATCGTCCGGCCAGGCGTGGACTTGAGGGGAAATCTCAGGGCACGTAGCCGACGACCACCGAGCCCACCACGGCCACCCGCGTCCCGGCCGGCAGGCCCATGGCCGCCAGGTACTGCGAGACGCTCCGGCCATCGGGGTCCACCACGCCCGGGTGGTCACCAGCCACGAAGCCCATCTGCGGCGCGCCCGGGTAGACCTGGGCCGTGTAGATCACGCCGGGGACCTTGGTCATCACCGGGTTGGGCACCGCCTGGGCGCTGGCCATGATCGTCATCGGAGGCCCGGGCTGCACAGTGGTCGTGGTAGCCGCCTGTACGGCCGTCGTGGGCGCCGCGGCGGTCGTGGGAGGGGTGATAGTCGTAGGAGGCGTTGAGACGGCCCTGAGGCGCACCACAGCCGGGTGCTGGGGCCTCACGGCGTAGACGGCGCCGAACATGAGCCCGGCCAGCCCTACGGCGATCAGGAGGCCGATGGCGACGCCCTTGGCCAGCGGATGGCGCGATTGGCCGCGAAAGTGCTGGCCAGAGCGGGGTGTGACTTTTGCCCGAATATTATTACCGGGAAAGTCACACTCCTCCCAGTAGGCGATCGTCGGTTCGTCCTGGTCGTAGATGGTCACGGTGCTCCGGTCGTGGTGGGCGCGTAGGGAACAAGGCGCTGGGGTAGGGGCTTGCTGCACGAGGCGGCGGCGGGCGGCTTGGTCTGGTCGTCCCAGGCCACCGAGACGCTCCAGCCTGTTGGTTGGACGATGCAGGCGAGCAGGGTGGCCACGTCGCCGCGCGCCTGGTCGATGCGGGCGGTGTCGGCGGCTGCCGTCTTGGCCATTGACGCCTGGCCCTGCTCCTCCAGCGCCACCGGGTCCACGCCACACGAGCGGCTGATGTGCGCCGGCCCGAGGTCGTGCGAGCAGGAGTTGATCTCCTTCACGCTCGTCGGGTCGATCGCCACCGGGCCGGGGACGGGCGCGGGCAGGTAGTACGTCACCGACTGCGGGCCCGAGGAGAACGCCGCCTGGTCGAAGTCGACCGAGAACGTCGCCGAGCCCGACACGGCGAAGTGGTGGCGAGAATGGCCGGTGGTGATCCCGAGCGTCTGGTGGCTGGACGAGACGTCCTCGGACCAGCCGTAGCTCGCCGACAACACCGACAGGTCGTGGAGGTTGCGCACCTGCTGGAGGGCGATCTCGATCTTGGTCGGCCCCTGCGTCGTGTGCGACAGCGGCGGCAGGTGGGGAACCGGGACGTGCACCGAGCCGAAGTGCACCGGGCTCCAGCCCGTGAGCTTGTCCACCCCGGCGAAGCCGACCAGCCCGGCCATCGCCACCGCGGCGACCTTGACGCCCAGGCCGAGGCCGCGCTTGCCCGCGGCGTAGGGGATCGTGCTCATCGTTGGCCTCCTCGAAGCGTGTCGCCCAGTTGGATCGTCAGGTCGCCGAGACGGCGCTTGCGGCGGTGGGCCTTGCGGCCGTGCGGCGGCGGCAGGTCGGGCAGGATCATCTCGGGCTCGGTGGGCCGGGGCTCGGGCGTGTGATGGGCGAACAGCGGCCGGTCGTCGCCGAGCACGTCGAGCGCCTCGTCGAGTTCGTCGTCGCGGCGACGGTGCTTCACGGCTGCGCCCCCAGGATCTGGCCGGCGATGCCCCGGGCGTACTCGCCGCGGCGCCCGGCCTTGCCGTAGCCCTCGTACGTCTTCTCTGCCCCGTCGAGGGCCTCAGGCGTGGCGTTGGGGTCGCTGAGCACCGCCTGGGCGGTCGGGTAGTGCAGCTCCAGTTCCGTGGCCGCACAGGCCAACTGGGCGTCACCATCGGCCGAGTCACCGCAGTGGCGTCCGTAGGCATCACGCCACTGGCCGAGCCCGTGCGCGCCCTCGCGGGGGTTGTCGGCGGCCGGCGACAGGCCGGACTCTTGGATGAAGCCGCCGATCAGCCAGGCGTCGCCCTTGACCGTGAGCGTGGGGTCGTCCACGGCCATCTGGGCGAAGTCGTGGGCGACCACGGCAGGGTTGGCAGGGTCGGGATTGCCGGCGTAGCCCGAATGGATCATGGCGCCCAGTGCGGCCACCGAGGGGTGCTCAGCGCCGAAGGTGGGCGCCGCGCCTGCCGCGACCACGCCGGAGGGGGCGACGGCAGCGACAGGCGCGGAGGTGGTCGGCGACGTGGGGGGAGGCGTCGTCGGCGGATCGACCGGTGGCGGGGCCGGTTGCTCGGGCTCGGCCACGATCTTGGGAGGATCAGGCGGCAGCGTGGCAGGCGGCAGGGCAGGGACAGGCCGCGGCGCCGGAACTGGCGTGGGCGCAGGCTTGGGGGCGATCTGAGCGGCCACGGGAGGCTTATAAGTGCTCGGGGCAAAGTTCGTCGCAGGCTGAGCGTCGAGCAGGTGCACGACCGTGCCCGCGGGCAGGCCGAAGGGCGCGATGAGCCCGGGATTGAGCTGGGCCAGGTGCCACACGGGAATGGGCCACGTCCAGTGCCCTGTGGCCGCGTCCTCCAGCGTGATCAGCGACTGCCCGGGAGTGAGCGTGATGCCCGGGCCGGTACCGACTCCGCTCGGCGCCGGTCCCGGGCAGTCGGTCACAGTCTGGCCCACGGCGAGGACGTTGGGGTCGGCCATGGCCGGGTTGGCCTGTGCCACCTGCCAGACGTCGCCCATGTTCCGCCAGTCGAGGCCCCACGAATAGACGAGCCCGGCGACCGTGTCGCCCGGTTGGGCCTTGACCGTAGTGCAGGCCGCGATCTGCACCGTCGGTGACGCGGCCGCGCCCGCGGCCATGCCGAACACGACCGTGGCAGGCACCGCGGTGGCGCCGAGGAGTTTGGCCCACGGCGACCAGTGGGCGGGCAGGCGAGAGTTGCGGCGGTCGATCTCACCGTTGGCCCACTTCTCCCGTTCGATGGCCTGGGCCGCAGCCCGCGCCTGGCGGGAGCGCTCGCGTGCTCGCTGCCGTTTGCTGTGCCGCGGCGCCATTGGCCCCCTCTCTTACCGTGGTCGTCACCACGCTCCGTGGGACGGTAACCTCGGTTAGGATGGGAGTCAATAGGCCCGAAGGACTATCCGCCTATGGCACGGAGCGGGGTCCGGTAGCCATCAACGGCGGCATCTTCGCCCCTGCTGCGTAGGCCCGGCAATGGAACGCGCATCCCTCGGCCAGCACGCGGCCGGTGGACGAGAGGACCGAATGGGTCATCCACTGCACACACCACGGGCAGCGCTTGGCGCGGCCGGGCTGAATGCGGCGCGCCACCTTGCGGCCGAGGCTCATGCCACGTCGGAGGACTCGACCTCGCCAGCCTGATCGAGCACGTTCGTGGACAGGAAGCAGCGGCAATTGCAGGCGTCCTCATCCGGCCCATCACCCGGGTACATCAGTTCATTGCCGAGCCCGCTGGTCCACGAATCGCCAGCGTCGGCGTCCACGCCGTCGAGCACCTCATGCGAGTCGCGCACCTTGTCGTCCTCTTGCGTATTCCAGGTGTGGGTGACGGTGGCGCCGAGATTCGCCTGAGCCGTCTCGCCCAAGATGGCAGTGGCCGCGTCGGAGAGGTGGGCGGTGGTGCTGGCCACGAGCTGGTCCAGCGCCTGGTAGGCCTGCTGATAGGCCGTCCCGACGGTCGGCTGGTTGGTCGGGTGCAGCGGCAACGTGGGCGCGGCGTTGATCTTCGCCCGCACGGCGTCCATGTCCACGCCTGCCGCCGTGACTGCCAGCGTGCCCATGCGCCGGGAGATGCCCGAGCCGCCCTGCATGGCCCGGTCGACGATCATGGCCGTCAGGCGGTCGACTGGGTTGGGCGCGCCCGCCACCGCCCGCTGAGGGAGCTTGCCCCTGGCCGCGTTCCACGTGGCACGTGCCGCCTTCTGCGCGATTGGGACAACCTCCGCGTTGACCGCCGCAGCCCAGGCGCTCGGATCGAACAACGTCGCCGGACTCGAACGGACCGGCGTGTCCCAAGTGAGGCCGTGGGCGGTCAACTGCTGGCCTACCGAGCGGCGCATGCGGTCGGAGGCCGCGTGCATGGCCTTGCTGACCTCGGCCGACCACTGGCCGACATGGTCCTGGGCCACGAGACGTTGCTTCACGCCACGAACTCGCGCGGATGGACTTCGGACACTGCCGAGACGACTGACCAGAAACATTCCGGGCAGATCAGTTCCGTGGTGCGTACCGGGGCCCCGTAGCCGCCGTGGCGGATGAGCACGCCCTGAATGGTGGAGACCGCCAACAAGGGGCCGTGGCCCTCGGGGCAGACCTCGCCGATGCGCACCAGTTCGCGTGAGCCCTGCCAGCGGTCGCGCTCAATGGCGTCCACATCGAGCAGCCGGTCAGGCTTGGCGCGTCTGGTCATGCCGTCAGGTCCAGTGTGAGAGCCCCCTGTAGCGCCCGCTGGCGCCTCCGGGCCATTGCCCGGTAGTGGCGGGAGGCTTTGGCGTTGGCGGCCCTGCAGCGCACACAGCGGCAGCCGAGGGCGCAGTAGGTGCGCCGCTCGCCGTGGCGGTAGGTGGCGCGCCTGCGGGCCATGCCCTCAGGCTACGGCGTGGGCGGCCTCGTAGGCGGCGGCGATCTCAGCCGGGACGCGGCCACGGGGGGAGATGTCGTGGCCCTCGGAGCGTGCCCACGTTCGGATGGCGCTGTTGTCGGGGCGTGCCGGGCGCGGGCGAGGGGCGCGGGGGGCGCGCTTGGCCACCGGGCGACCGGCCGCCGCCCACGATGCGAGCGTTTCGGCCAGGCCGTCGCCGTGGTTCTTGCACAGGTCGATCTCGAAGCTGTCGCCGTCGAAGGTGACGGCGTGGGGCGATCCTTCTTGGGCGCACAGGTCGCAACTGACGATGGTGATTTTCTGGGTTGCCATGCCCTCATCCTAACCTTTATGAGGACGAGGGTAAACGGGCAATCAGGCGAGAGAGGCGTCGACCAGAGGGGCGAACACGTCCGGGCTCGCCTCTTTGCCCTGCCCGTAGAGATGGGCGTCGAGCATGTCGGCCAGCTTGAGCGACAGATGCTCGGCCAGCCGCTTCGGCGATGGGTGCCCGGCGCGTGCCGCCATCTTCGTCACCGCCCGTGCGAACCCGTCCAGCTCGGTGCGCAGCATGGCCGGCAGATCGGTCACCAACCGCTCGACTGACGCCCGCCCGAGGACGCGGGTGATGTTCTCGTTCGAGACGCCGCCGATCACTGAGAACTCGGCCACATCGGGCTTGTTGCGCACCGCCGAGCGAACCTTGGACCCCAGTCGCTCGGCCACGCGTTCCATGAGCAGGTCGGCCGCCCCGGCGATCTGTGACGCCAGGGCCGCGGTGACGCCCTGGGGCTCCTCCGCCGGGCCAGTGGCCCCGGTGGTACCGGTGACGATGGAGGTTCCCTGCGCGCCGAGGGAGAGGTCGACCTGACCGCCGGGCAGCGGGGTGATGGTCTCCCGGATGTGGGCCCGCTGGTAGGTGTCGAGCCGTGCCGACTTCTCGTCGTCGTCCACTGTCTCGGTCGGGTCAAGCCCGTACGCCATCCGCACCTCGGACGTCCTGACCGCGGAGAAGGTGAGGTCTTTGACGTAGAGGTCGGCCAGTTCCTTGGACTTGTCCGGGTGGGAGATCAGGTCGGAAGCGTCGTAGTGTACGGCGACGGTCAGGATTTCCTCGGGATAGCCCGCCGCCTTGACGCGGTCCGGGTCGAGCCCGCGGTTCTTCGCCATTGCCGGCCACAGCACCGCGATGGTCACCGCGTCGACCAGCAATTGCACCATTGGCAGCAAATAGACCTTGAAGGTGTCCTCGCTGATCTGGATCGCATTTGTAAAAGTGGAATCTTTATGCCCTAGCACTATTTCCGGCGGCAGGTCCAGTCCCATTGCCAATCGCCCGATGGCCTCGGCGCGCTGGTCCATGTGCTCAACGCCAGAAGATTGGAATGGGACGTGGTGAATCAGGTTCACAGCCTCATCCGGGACCTGCGCGATATAAGGCATGAAGGCCGCCGGCGACGATGGGTCGTCCACTGCCTTGCACCCCTGCACGATGATGTCGGCGAGCAGCGGGTTCATCTGCTCGGAGGTCTGGCCGTCCTCCCCGGTGCCGTCGTCAATGGGCGAGTCGGCCGAGTCCGGCAGCACGATCATGCCCGACAGGCTCATACGCGAGAGGCTGGAGGCCATCACCAGGCGGGTGAGCACGTCCAGCTCCGAGAGGATCCCCAGGCACGACCGCACCGAGGACGTGGCCAGGAAGTTGTAGCGGTCGTCTGGCCGCCAGATCCGAATGGGCGTGACGTTAGGGTCCAGGGGCTCGGTGGGGAAGCCCGGCCCTCGGAAGATGGTGAAGTCATTGCCCGACCGGAGCAGTTCCATGGTCGAGAGCACCTCGAATGTCATCCCCGCTGGTGAGTCGCGCGGCACTAAATAAAGCTCGCCGTTGACGAACATCTTTTGGGCATAGGACCGCATCAGCTCCGATTGCCCGCCGATCTCTGTGCGGATGGTGGCGATGATGTCGGCCGCCTCATCCGCGATCGCCTGGTCGAGCCCTTCCACCGGCTCGGCCCCGTCAAAGGCGTCGACCACGGTGCCGTCCGGGTTGCGCTTGCCCACCTTCAGCCGTACCCTGGCCAGAGCATTTCCGACATACATGCGAGCAGCGGACAACTCGGGCACAGTGTCCAAAAATGATGTCGCTGTCCACTGCCAGGTACGGGTGACGGCATTGGGCAGCGGCGCCTCCAGCCCGTCTAATCCGCCGTCGAGCACCATGGCAGCCGCCGTCAGGCTTTGGGTGTTGAGGCTGGCCTTGAGCAGCGCCCGGGCGCCTGAGGGCTTGGTGTTGCGGGCGCTGGCGACCGCTTCGGACTTCAGCCGGGCCCGGCGTTGAAGGGGCGTCTCCGGGGGCCTGCGGGCGGCGGGACGGGCCGCGACCGGCGCGGTTGGCGTCGGGGCGCGGCGGGGCATCGCGCCATAGCCTGCCACGCGAGGCGCTCAGGTGTCAGCGAGCGGCACCGCCGGGGGTGGTGGGAGGTTGGGCTCCTCAGTCAGTTTGCGCCCCGATAGCCTGCGCCGTGGGTCCGGTGGGGTCGCGCGAAACGTCCGAGCGCGAAGGCGCCACCGGACCCGGCTCGCTGCCGATCCATCTCCTGTCGTGTTCGGCCTCACGCTGGCCCCTTCGAACTCGGCGGCCGTATGGTCACCGAGGTCGAAGTGGCACGACGGGCACTCAATGCCGACGAGGTCTGACAGCTTGAAGCTGGCGTACCGGTCCCACGCGTCGAGCTTGTCTCGGATGCGGCCGCAACGGATGGCGAACTCGCAGCCGTAACCAACAAGCGGGTACTCGCACGTCTGCATCAGCGGGCAGTCCGACCGTTGCTCAGTCATCAGCTACCTCCCCCCGGTGCTCTAGCGAGCCCGTCACATCGACCATCCAGGAGCACAACTCGTGCGGCCACCGCCACCATCGTGCGAACACGCTCGTGCAGCCGACGAGGCGACAGATGACCTTCTCAGCCATCACTTACCTCCCCGACCCCTCATGACTTCTCCATGTCGGTCTGGCTCCGCTGGCTCAGGTCGGCCATGGCGAATGGGTCCATGTCTTCCAGGTCGCTCGCGTAGCGGCCAGTAGGCACGAAGCTGCGGCTGCCGGGGCACTCGTCACGCACGGCGCCATGCTCGCCCCAGCGGTGGCCGCAGTTGGCGCAGACCTCGTCTAGCGGGTTATTCGCCATGGTCACCGACCTTTCCTCTCACGCCTCGGCCATCGACGCGAGATTGCCGACCGCCTTGGCTTGCTCGATGGTCATCACCGGCCCTTTTTCAGCCGCTTGACGCCCTCACCGGTCAGCACCAGCCCTCTGGCCTGCAACCACGCCGTGAGGTCGCTGAGCACGTCGTCGCCGTCGGCGTGCTTGCGGAAGGAGCGCTCCACGAGGATGACCATCTGTTGGGTGGCCTCCATCTTGGTCAGGGCGGCGCTGGTCACCTAGCCCTCCTTGTCTGCGGGCTTCACCGGCACGTACCGCATCGCCGCCTTGATGCCGTCGATCATCACCGCGCTGGTCGTGGGCTGAGCGAGGATCTCTCGGATCTCCCACAGCACGTCGCGGTAGAAATACTCCCCGCCCTCATGGTCGGCGCACTGATCGAGCCATGCGTCTGCAGCCGCTTCCAAGGTCGCGAGGGCAGCCTTGGCGTCGCGCAGGGCGCGGAAATGGTCGCAGGTCGGGCAGCGGTGGCGTTGCGGATGTTCGGCGGTCACCGGCTCAACCTCTCGCTCACATCGGACAGCAGCACACCGACACCGGCCGCGGCCAGCCAAGCCAGGGCCACCCATCGCCACTGGTCGCACAGTCCCGCCGCGTGCAGGAGCAACACCCCGGCGCCTGCCGTCCATACGTCGGTGCAGCTCGGGCAGTTCACCAGGGCGGTGACCCACGCCGGCCTGAGGGTGGCTGTGCCGACCACCTCGTCGCCGCGGCCGTCGCGCAGGGGCACCTCTACGGGCTTCCAGCGCAGGGCTACGGCGCGACGGAAGGGGTCGCCGATCGAATCCACGGAGACGATCATCGCCACGCGCCAGGCAGCCAGAGAGAGCAGGGTGAAGGCGAACAGAGTCACGACATCACCGCTTCGTACAGCGCCTTGGCCCACCGTGCATCCCCGAGCGCCGTGTGGCGATCAAACCGGTCTGGGTCAACGCCGACGGACGTGCTCAGATACTGGCTATCCCATGGCGGTGCCGTCCCGAGACGCCCAACCACGAGCGCCTCCACATCGATCAGGTGGTAATGCCACGATGGGACAACGCCCTCGCGGTGCATCCACCGGCGCAGGCGTTCCTCATCGAAGGACACGACGGCGCCGACGAGATGGCAGCCGTGCGTCAGGCTGGCAATGGTCTGTAGAGCCGATTTGGCTGATCCGAATCGCGGGACAGGATCCTCCGCCTTCAAGGTCTCGGCCGCGTCAATGCTTTCCCAGCGGTCAACGACAACAGGCGAGGACGCCATCCATTTGCCACCACCGTGATTGCCTCGCCAGTGCCGCTCATGGAAGCCAGAGAGGTTGAGCGCGATCGGATCGCCCACATTCGGGTCCACGTCGAAGCGCATGAGGTATTCGAGGTCGTCGATGATGAGCGCCAGTTCCCAGATGGGGTGCGCGTCGGGATCGAGCCCGACGGTCTCGGTGTCGATGAAGCAGAGCCGGCTCATCGCGGGCCGTTCGGGCCGCCACCGAGCAACTTGGCCCGGGTGACCTGGGACTCCACGCCCGTCAGCGCCTCGGCGATGCCCTGCTGGAAGCGCAGGAGCCCCTCGGGCAACTGATCGCCGAGGAGCACCTCAAGGTAGGCACGGAAGCGGAGCATCTCGATCGTGCCCTGGTCCACGCCCACGCCCTGCTTGGCCAGTCGGGCAATGCGCTCGTCGTTGTCGACCTGGAGGCGGTAGGCCTCGTCCAGGCTCACTGCGTCTCCGGACGGGTGAACCGCCAGCCGCGCTGCTCGACCGCGTAGGCCTCGTCGCGCATCTCTTCGAGGCGCATCCGCTCGCAGGTGCGCTCGGCCATCTCACGGGTGGCGAAGGCGCCCATCAGCGTCTCCCCGTCAATTTCGACGCGGTAGATCGGGCCGGGCCATTCGACGACTACATCGAAGCTGCTCATGGCTTGATCCTAACAGATATTAGGATGGGCGTCAAGCCCTCACGGCAGGCGGCGGATGTGGGCTTCCTTCTTCGCCGGGCGGGGGACGTGGGACTTCGCCTTGGCCACCTTGGGCGCTCTGGCCTTGGCGATCTTCGGCTTGGCCACCTTCTTCACCTTGGGGCGCGCTGGGCGCTTGGTGGCCATCAGTACCTCACGAAGTACCAGTCGTCACCATCGAAACGGTAGAAGCCGCGCCTGATCCACCGCATGCCGACCCATACGTCGCCCGCGGCCAGAGGTCGGTTGAGGCCCCAGCGCAGGGCGCGGTCAGGGAGCAGGAGACGGCCCATGGCGTGAGGCTAGGCCCCCTGCACCGCCGCGGCCCTCATCGCCGCCTGACGGGCCCGCCACTGCTCCGTGGTGAACCGGGCGTCGCACTGGTCGCACACCACCATCACCCCGAACGCCCCCTGTTGCTGGTGGGTCTTGCCGTGCGGGCATTCGCCGTTAGAGGCCGCCTTGGGCGCCCGTGGGGCCGTTTCAGAGCCCAGGGCGACAGCCATGGCGTCGAGGACGCCCCGGGCCTTCCTGAGCAGTTCCATGCCTCCCTTGTGGCGAAACTCGGTGGCGAGGGCCGCGCCCTTCATCTCGCTCAACGCCACGAGCGGGTGGACCGGCGCCGGGCGGTTCATGCCCGAGCGTTCCTTGGTGACCTTCTCGACCATGTCGGCGAGTTTGGCGACACGCTTCTCTGCGTCGGCCAGATCCTTCTTGAGTTGGTGGTTCTCGGCATTGACCGCGACGATCTCCTCCTTCATCCGCTTCAAGACGTCCTGGTCAGGCTTCACCGTGGCGTTGGCGGGGATGACGACGGGCGCCTGCTTCTTCGGCTTCGCCCGTTTCTCCACTGCCGCCTTCACGGCAGCGGCGGGCTGGGCTCCGGCGTCAATGGCCGCCGCGATCTCAGCCGGGGCTTCGGGATCACCCTTGAGCACCTGGGCCGCGCGGGTGGACAGAGCCTCGGGGGGAAACGCGTTTCCCCCCTGCGATTCCGCGGTCACAGTGAGGGCCAGACGGACCCGGTCGAGGATGTAGCCGGCGTTGCGCCGGGTCATCTTGAACTCGGTCTCGACGAAGGCCTCCCACGAGGAGTAGCCCAGCGCGACGTGCGCTTTCCGCTCATATGCCTCGGATAGCCCATCGGCGATGGATTCGCCCATCGCCTCAATGGCCTCCTTCAGGTACTCAACGTGCTCGCGGGCCTCCTCCTTCGTGAAGGGCGGGAACTCCTCCATCTCGCTCATTCGGGCGACCTCCTCTAGTCCTCGGGGTACATGGGCGGCAACGGTCGGCCGGCATAGGGCGCGAGGCCGAACTTCTCCGCTTCGGGAGGGATGCGGGCGTCGCGGTCCATGCGCTTGGCCTTCTCTTTGCGTTCCCGGTCCTCGGCTGCCTTGATCACCTGGCGCTCGGGGCTCAATCGCTTGGCGCGACGCGTGCGGGCGATCAGTTGGGACATGCGCAGGCGGGGCATTTACTTTCGTCGCGCTTTCACAATGCGCCGCACATAGACGGGCTTCCATTCTCCCGATTCACGCCCGCATTCGCCGAATTGCGCATAGGCGAAGTGATTGCACACCTTGGGCTCGTCGTGCCACCAACCGACCTGTTCGAGACCGTCGCGGGCCAGGGTTTCGTTGACTGCGTCCCAGCCTGTAGCCATCACGACCCCGCGACCGGGACAAGGGTCGCCGTCCCATCCGTCTCGAAGCGAGGCCGGTAATAGCCCATGGCATCGACACGGAAAGGCGGGTCAACCGGATAAAGGACCACCGCCCCGGATTGGCTCATTCTCGACACTTCCGTGACGACAGTCCCAGGTTCCAGCCAGAAAGGGCCGGGGACCGCGCCCAGAGCACCGTCGCGGTACTCCATGGTGACGATGGCGTCGCCGATGGAGACGTCGATCTCCCAGCCGCCGCCCTCGATCTCCCTTGAACCAACGACCACCGCCGGAGGTGTAGCCACGGCTCCTCATCCTAACCGCGGTGAAGTTCTCAGGTCAAGCCGAGGCCCTCGGTCACCTGGCCCATCAGGCGGCGCGGTCCCATCTGCCCGAAATGGTGCATGTGGGCCAGGGCCTGGGAGGTGGCGTCCACCTGATCGTCGTGGGTGCCGTTCGGGAAGCCCGAGTGCTCGTCCAAGAAGGCACCGAGCCATGAGGCATGGCGGGGCAGGTGCACGTCGCCGGCTTCGATGTACGGCGCCACGGCCCGGGCTCGGCTGATCTTCGAGCCCTTCGGCGGGTTGGGCAGGATGCCGGCCATCCCCCGGCGCCGGAGCGCTTGGACCTTCGGCACTTCGTCGGCGGTCATGGCGAGTTGCCCGGCCATCTCCTCCATCAGGTCGTAGCCCATCGCCGAGGACTTCAGTGCCTGCATCACCTCAGGCCCGTTGCCGGCGTTCTCGATGATGTGGCGGTGGCACTGGGGCCAGCGCACCTGCATCAGGGCCACGGCATTGACGGTGGTGGCGAAGTTGAACTGGCCCCTGATCTGGTCGACGAGCCAACAGTCCTTGCCCGTGCGCGCCCATACCTGCCCGACGACGTAGTCGCCCGTCTCCTTGTCCTTCAGCTTCATGTCCCACGAGGACAGCCACTGGTCGGCCTTCTCGGGCATGGCGTCTTCCAGCCGCCACCACGCCCGTTTCAGCTCGCCGCCTTCCTCGGGTGCCGGACGTTGCTGTTCGAGCCCGGCGCTCAGGTAGGATCCAAGGGCGACGTGGCGTTGCCGTACGGCTTCGGCACTGAACCGTTCGGGCTCGATCACCTCACCCGGGTCGCGGCCGAGCGGGTCCGGCAGGCGACGGAGGGGGTCGGTCGATGCCGGGTCCGGCGCTTCGGCTAGGGCGGGGATGCGGACCAGTTCCCAGTCCTCACCGGTGCCATCCTCCATGGCCTGCAGCAGGCGCCCGGAGAGGTCGTCCTCGTGCCAGCGGGTCTGGACCACGATCACCCACGCGGCTTCGGACTCAAGACGCAGGCGGATGACCGAGCGGTACTGGTTGTAGACGAGGTCGCGCCGGCCCTGGCTGTGGGCCTCCTGCCAGTCCTTGAACGGGTCATCGACGATGGCCCCGTCGGCGCCGAAACCGGTGATGCCCGACATGATCCCTGCCGCCAGCACCCCGCCGCCCGCGGTGGTGACGAACCGGTCCTGCCGTTGCTGGTCACGCCGCAGCGAGCACCGCAGGACGCCCTGGTGCTCCCTGAGCAGGTCGCGCACGGCC